ATGAGGATCAGCAAGTTTGGCGTGTGCGCTGTCGTCGTCCCGGGGGGCCTGTGGGCCGGCGTCGGCGTCCATGTCGCAGCCGAGGCGGTCAACGGCACTGGCGCCCTGGGGGGCAGGGGGTTCTTGGCCCTGCTCGTTGGCGCGGCAGTCACCACACTGGCCGCCGCGGTGCTGTCCGTCTCCCACACCCGCACTGTCACCGTGAAGGAGCAGTCTGAGGCCATGCGCGACCTGGCCGACGCCCTGCGCTCCCACACCGGGACCGAAGCCCGCTGGGAGGAGCGCTTCTACCGGGGCGCCGAGCGGGCGAAGCTCGACGCCGCCGACCACAACGCGCGGTACCCGATCAGGAACGACCCGATCCCGGCGGACACCGGGCCGTTCCCGTCGCTCGGGCCCTTCATGGGAAACTGAGCAGGGTTAGACAGAGGGGGTCATAGGGGGTCGCGAGGGTCAGGCTCGCGACCCCCTCTTGTGTTCTCTGGCCGCCTCGAACGTCTCCCGCCGCATGTGGGCGTACGCCTTCAGCATCCGCTCCCGCCCCGCCATGGTGAGGTCCTCGGCTTCGAGGATCTCCCATGCCACCGGGTCGTTGCGGATCTCGTCAGCGGCGGTGAGCTCCTCCGGTCGGGCGAGCCCGCGCTCTAGGAGCATCTCGGCGAGCGTCTTGTTCGGGTCGCGCCTGGAACTTTCAGCGACGGGGGTCGGTTCCCCGCCGTCGCGGATCGTCGCCATGGACCCGTGCTCCCACTGGAGAGCGTCTTCGAGGGCGGCCTCTACCACTGAGCTGATGCCGGCGTCGCCGCGGCGGAACTTCCGCAGGTGTGTGGTGGAGATGCGGGCTTTCTCTGCGATGTGTTCCCAACGCAGGCCCAGCTCGATGCGCCGTTGGTCCATGGCGTCGGCGAGGCGTGTTCGCTCGGCGGTGTCTCGCGGCATTGCCGGGCCTTCCTCGTGTTGCGCTTCTGAGCGCACCTTATCGCAACTTGGCTGTTCGCCAAGGTGCGACCCCCCTACAACCCCCGCCTGGACGGCGGAATCCGGAGATCGACTGTTGCGGTCTCTTGCGGTCATAGCGGTGCTGCGGTAAGTTGCGGTCATGCCCACGAAAAACCTCTCCTTCAATCGCCATAGGGCGAAGCGCGAACGGTTACGGCAGGGACTCACCCTGAACGAACTGGCCGATCGGTGCGAAGAAGCCGGTGAGCGTATTGACGACACCCTCTTGTGCCGTTACGAGAAAGGGCTGTTCGGCCCCAGTCCTCGTCGTCTCCCCGTCCTTGCACGAGCTCTCAACATTTCTGTTGACGACCTGCTGACAGAAAACAGGCAGGAGTCTGCCTGATGACCGGTCATGGCAGCAACGGCGAGCAGGTGACAGGTAGCTACCCGGAAGTAGCGCCGGACGCAAACGGCGATTCCCTTGACCTGTTTCCCATGCTCGGTGTTCCCAGCCCCGATCTGGCCCGGCGCCTGGTCCGAATGCTGAACCTGCCGGCCGTGATCGAGCGGCGCATCTCGCAGCGGAGTGATGCAGCATGAACGCCCTCGAACTGTTCCGCTTCCCCGAGACCGGCCAGCAGGTCCGCTCCGTCCTGATCGATGGAGAGCCCTGGTTCGTAGGGCGGGACGCCTGCGAAATCCTCGGCATCGCCGACCCCCGGGCATCGCTGAACCTCCTCGATGAGGATGAGCGGGACAGTATCCCGGTCACCGATTCCATGGGTCGCCAGCAGGCGACGATCGTCGTCAATGAGCCGGGCCTGTACTCCCTGATCCTTCGCAGCCGCCGTCCCAAAGCGAAGGCGTTCAAGCGGTGGGTCACGCATGAGGTCCTGCCGGCGATCCGGAAGACCGGGTCGTACTCGGTGGCTCCGCAGTTCGAGATCCCCCAGACCTTCGCCGACGCGCTGGAGCTCGCCGCCCGGCAGGCCCGTGCGATCGAGCTGGCGAATCAGCGGATGGCCGAGCTGGAGCCGGCGGCGCACGCCTGGGACATCCTGGCGAGCGCGCACGGCGACTACTCCGTCCGTGAGGCGGCGTTCATCCTCAACCGCGACCCGTCGATCTCCACCGGTCAGAAGCGGCTGTTCCAGGCGCTGCGTGACCTGCGGCTGATCGACTCCCGCGACATCCCTTACGCCGCTCACGAGCGGCACGTGACCTTACGGTCCCGCCAGTACGAGCACCCGCACACCCGTGAGCCTCGGCTGACGCAGCAGGTGCGGATCACGGTGGACGGGCTGCGCTACCTGCACAAGCGCCTCGGCGGGTCGGCGCCGTTCTCGTCGCTGATCGGGGACGCGGCATGACCGCCTCGAAGCCTTCCGAGGTTGCCCCGCCCGCCGTCCTCGCCACGACGTTCGTGTGCGGCCAGGGGGCCGTGCATTTCATCACGCAGGGCTGCACCTGCCGCTGAACAGCGGCGGGCCCAACCGCTTCCACCGGCCGGGCCCGCAACGAACCACCACACCTTGATCAACGAAGAGGAAGGACGTGGTAGCCCGTGACTCTCACGGTACAGAACCCCGTCGAAGAACTCCGCGCCGCCGCGAACAAGCTGCGCGAGACCGCGAAGAACGCCACCCCCGGTCGCTGGACCTCCGAGCACCAGTCGTGGGCGGGTGACAACGCCGTCCTGAGCTACGCGACGAACGGGCACGCCGTCGCCGTCTGCGGCGAGGAAATCGCCGGAGCCGACCACCCCGCGTCCGCTGACGCCGCCTGGATCGCCCTGATGCACCCCGGCCTCGCCGAGCCCCTCGCCGCGTGGCTGGAGGAGTCCGCCAACGCCGCGCTGATCCACAAGCCGTACTCCGAGTACGCCGGGCTGCCCGACCACCGCTGGTGCATGGCCTGCGATGACGAGGAGTGCGACGGCCTGCAGAACGTCGACCGGGCCGCCGCTGTGGCTCGCGTGATCCTCGGGGGTGCCGAGTGATCCCCGCCCAGACCACCAAGCCGTACCCGTTCCGCCTGTCCACCGCTGACGCCGACGCGTTCCTCGACACCCTCACCGAGGCTGAGGCGCGGTCGATGCTGATGGAGCTGCTCGGCAGGGACGAGGACGCGTTCATCACCGCGATGGAGCGGGTTGAGCGGACGCGCGCCCGGTACGCCGAGGCGGTGCGCAATGCCTGACGTCCGCCTTCACGTCCACGGGCACCGCCCAGCGGCCAAGCACGAGGTCGACTTCGACATCACCAGCAAGGTCATCCTGGAGTCCAAGCCCGGCAAGTCCCGCCCGTTCATGATGCTCGCGACCCGCCTGCACCTGAGCTGGTCCTGGCACACCAGCGGCCCGCACGCCGGCCAGTGGCACCTCATGTGGTGCTTCCACGGTCGCCGCTACCGCAAGACCAGCGACGACTGGTCGCCCCACGAGCAGGGCTTCATGAGCGACTGGGACATCGACCTCCCGGCCTGGGTGCAGCCGTTGATCGAGGCCAACGCCCCGACTGCGCCGCCCGTCGTCGTGCTCGACACGGAGACCGAGGAGGTGTCCCGTGGCTGACCTCCGCCCTGAGACCCGCGCCGCTAAGGCCGCGCTCGACGCGCTGGCGCCGACGCCCGGCGAGATGCTCACCCTGCTCACCTGCCTGACGGGTTCCGCGCCTGACGCGGTGATCGCGGCGGTTGGCCTGGTTCGGGAGCAGCGCGCCGCGTCCTCGGGGGAGACCCGATGACCGCGACTCTGCGCGAGGCCATCGCCACCGAGGACGCCATCAGCTTCTTCGACAAGCTCACGTCCGACGAGACCCGCGACGTGCTCATGCGTCTGCTTGCCACCGCCACGCCCCAGGTCCTCGCCGCCCTGCGCGACGTCAAGGCCATCCGCGCCAAGGCGAAGGCGAACCTCCCCGCCCCACGGCCGGCCACCGGCGAACTGCCGCCCGCCACCGAGATCTACCGCGACTCGGAGTACGCCCGCGAGCGCGCCGACTACGACGACTACGACCTCGGAGAGGACGACTTCTGATGGGGACCGACATCATCCCGGCCGCGAGCCTGCCGGAGAAGATGACCTACGCCCAGGCGCTCGCCGAGTCCGGTCTCCTTCCCGCGCAGTACCGCAAGCAGCCCGCCAACGTCCTGTACGCGCTGGAGTACGGCGCCACCATCGGCATCGGCACCATGGCCGCCATTACCGGCGTCCACGTCATCGAAGGCAAGCCGTCCGCGTCCGCAGGTCTCATCTCCGCCCTGGTCCGCCGTGCCGGCCACAAGCTGCGCCAGCGGATCGAGCACGACGAGCAGGGCAGGCCCATCGGCATCTGCGAGATCGTCCGCTGCGACGACCCCGACTACACCTACCGGTCCGTCTGGACACTGGAGCGGGCCGCGCGGGCGAAGCTCACCGGCAAGGACGTGTGGCAGAAGTACCCGGAAGCGATGCTCAAGGCCCGCGCCATCACCGAGTGCGCGCGGGACGCCTGCGAAGAGGTCCTGTTCGGGCTGCACTACACGCCGGAGGAGCTCGGGGCTGAGGTGGCGGAGGACGGCACGGTCGTCATCACTGACGCGCCGCAGCGGCCCACCCCGCCGCAGCCCGCCGCTGTGCCGCCGCCCACGCCGCCTGCGGAGCCTACGGGGGACGAGCCCATCACCAAGGAGATGCTGCACGTCCTGGCCGGCCAGTTCACGACGTTGGGCGTGGCTGACCGGGACGAGGGCCTCATGACGATCGCCCTGCTGACCGACATCAAGGTCGACTCCACCAAGGCTCTGACCGTCGCCCAGGCCCGGAAGCTCATCGACGTCCTCGACCCGCTCACCAAGGCCGACGACCCGTCCGCCGCCCTCACCGGGGCCATTGAGAAGGCCATCGAGGCGATGCGGGCCGAGCAGGCGGACGACGTCCTCGACGGCCAGATCGTCACCGACCACGAGGAGCACGATGCAGCCGCGTGACGCCGGGTTCCGGGTCGCTGTCCTGGACGCCCTGCACAAGAAGATCGGCGCCGAACTGGCGCGCCTTCGCGACGAGGCCAAGCCCGTGTTCGCGCAGGCCGCGACCAAGGACGGCATGCAGTCCGTCGCGGTGAAGCTGCCGGACGGCACGAAGGTCGCCACGGTGAACATCTCCCAGGGCACCGACGTCATCCGGTGGGACGAGGACGCGCTGCTCGCCTACGCCCGCGAGTACGCACCCACGGAGGTCGAGACCGTCGTTTCCCCGCACGCGCTGACCCGCCCGGACGTCGTCGCCTACATCCGTAAGTTCCACCCCGAGCTGATGCAGCCCCGCGTCCGCCCCGCCTGGCGGACCAAAGCCGAGGGCGAGCTGACCAACGAGGGGGAACTGGTCGACGGCAACGGCGAGCCGCACAAGGTCGCCGAGCTGGTGAAGGGTGCCCCGGACGGGTCGTTCCGTCTGGACTTCACCCGGGCGACGAAGACCAGCCCGGCCGGCCGTGACCTGATCGCCGCGGCGTGGCGGGCGGGGGAGCTGGGCGACGTGCTCGCCTTGGAGCAGGCCCCGGCCATCGATGCGGGGGACGACCAGTGAGCGCGTTCGAGCGTGGCGAGTCCGGCAGCTACGAGTTCGTCGACCCGGACGCCGTCCTCACCCCCGTCGAGGCTGAGCGGTTCCTGAAGCTCCTGCACAACGCCGTCAGCTTCGCCACCCGGGACCTGCGGAACGCCAGGAACGAGGAGCTGCAGTGCTTCAAGGCGTACCTGACCGCGCGTAAGCCGCACGAGCTGGACCCGGACTGCCCCGAGGTGGGGACCGGCGTCGGAAAGGTATCGGCGAAGGTCCAGGAGCTGTGGTTCGAGCGGCGGGTCCCGGAGGAGTACTGGGCCTGGAAGTCGGCGGTGATTGTTCGGCAGGACGCCGCCGAGTACGCGAGGCAGCTCGACAAGCAGGTGCGGATCCTCCAGTCGCTGAGTTCGCTGGCGAAGCTCGGCTACGAGACGTACCCGCGGGGTGGGCGATGAGCGTCACCGCAAAGGTCCGCCAGGCCGTGCTGGAGCGTGACAACTACGCCTGCGTGAGCTGCGGCCAGTCCATCATCGGCAGGCCATACAGCCTGCAGCACCGCCGAGCCCGGAAGATGGGCGGCTCCCGCCTCTCGTGGATCGACCAGCCGCAGAACCTCATCACGGTGTGCGGCACGGCGACCACCCCGGACTGCCACTGGAAGCGGATGGAGTCCCGGCCCACGGACGCCAAGGGCAAGGGCTACGTCATCAGCGAGTGGCCGGAGGTCGACCCCCGCCTGATCCCCGTCGAGGTGCTGACGGAGAACGGCAAGCAGTGGCTGTGGCTCACCCCCGGCGGGGAGCGTTCCACCGTCCCGCCGGCCGACGCCGAGATGGCTGAGTGTGACGTCCACGTGGCGTTCTTCGCCTGCCCTGACTGCACTGCGTGCAAGCGCTGCGGTCCGTGCGGGTGCGAGCTCGTCGCCGGCTGGCAGCAGAGGACCCCGGCGTGACCCCCGTGGAGGACGTGTCCGGCGGCCCTTGCGGCTGGTGCCGCACCACCCACCCCCCAGGCGCCGAGTGCGCCGCTGACCCCCTGACCTTTCCCCGCCCCACCGAAGAGGAGACCCCGATGAGTGAGCACGTCGCCAACGGGTGCCGCTGCGAGGAGCCGCCGGAGCCGCAGCCGCTCGACCTGGACAAGCTCCAGATCGCGCACGACGTCTACCGCCGAGACGGTGAGGAGGGCAACGGCCCCCAGGCCCAGACGTACCTCCTTGACGCGGTGCCCGGCCTGCTCGACGAGCTGCGGGAGGCCCGCGCCGAGCTGGACGACTGGCGCAACCGGGAGCACGAGCAGGAGTACGTGCTGGTCGGCCCCGGCGGCGACCCCAACGATGCCGACCTGGTCTCTCAGCGGGCCGCTGACCTGGCGCTGGAGCGCCCGGAGCTTGTCACGCCGTGGGTCCGCACGGTGACCACTTCCGAGTGGGAGCGGCACATCTCCGCCCCATTCTGACCCCCCGCTTTCCCGGCTGCTCCCTCCCCGGGGGCGGGAGCAGCCCCGCACCACCCCACGCAAAGAGATCCACCCTCCGAAAGGCACGACATGAACACCACCGTCCTCGACCTCCCCACCGCCTCCGCCCCGCTGACCGACCCCGCCCGCCGCTGGCTGACCCTCCGCTACCAGGCCGACGAGAAGCACCTGTCCGTGCTGGAGAACGAGCGGGCCCGCCACCTGGCGGAGGCCGCCGCCCTGGAGGTCCTCATCGCTGACCTGCGGGCCGAGCAGCAGATCCGGGCGGCCCGCCTGGGTGGGGCGGTGTCGCTGCTCCCCGCCGTGGACCTGGGCGACGACCCGGAGGAGGGGGAGCTGCCGTTGGAGGCGGAGGCGCACGCCGCCGTTGAGCAGCAGCGGGAGCACCCCTACGCGCAGGAAGGCGCGGCGTGATGACCACCGCGCTCAGCGAGCCGCTGACCCCCGAGAACTACGTCCGCACCGCCAACGCCATCGACCGGGACGGCGTGTTCACCAAGGACTACACCCGCTGCGTCGGCGACAAGCTCACCGTGGTCGGCCTGCGGATCGGCGAGAGGCCGAACCACGTCGTCGCGTTCTTCGGCGACACGATCGTCCGCCACTCGGCCGGGATGTACTCCGTGGCTCGCGCCGTGGACGGGGGTGCGTGATGGCCCGCGCTCCGAAGACCACCGCATCGGGTGAGCGGGTGACTGTCCGCAACGCCTACGACCGCCTCCGCCGCGCCGCCTCCAAGACCTGCACCCAGCCCACCGAGATCCACGAGGGGCTGCGCCCGATCCCCGCCGACTTCCGAGAGGAGCCCACCCAATGACCAGCCTGCCCACCATCAAGCCCGACACCGACACCTGGGACTGGGGCGAGATCGTCGTCTTCGAAGCCGCGATCCACTCCGAAGGCTTCGAGTACGCCTTCGACAACTACAAGCCGCTGTTCCGCCGCCCCGAGCTCCGCGCGATCGAGGGCGACATGGGCAAGCTCCGCGACTTCATGGACGCCCACAGGGCCCTCTTGGAGGCGTGGGAGGACGAGGTCGGGTGGGAGGCGTACGACAAGTTCTACGACGACCACCTGGAGCAGCACCGCAAGGAGAGCGCCCGCCGTCAGGAGGCTGCGTCTTCGGGGAGCCCGTCGTGACGGGGGACCTCCGCCGGGCGCTGCTCCTCGCCGCCGAGGAGCAGGAGGAGTACCACATCGCGTGCCCGTGCCCCCAGGATCACGCCGCTGAGGCGGACCGGCTCCGGGCACAGGCGTACGCCCTTCCGCCCATCAGCGTGGCTCTCAGCCCCGCGGGGAGCCACCTGTGACCGGGGCCGAGCTGTACGAGCACCTCCGCGACGACGGGGCGGGGGCATCCCTCGTGGCAGCCCTCGCCATCATCGGCTCCGTCGTCGCCATCTCCACCCTCGTGCACCTGTGGCACACCCGCCGCAACCGCCGCCGCCTCACCCCCGAGGCCGCCCGCCTGCGGGCCGCGCTCCGCCGCGAGGGCTACCGCATGTACGGCCCCGACGACCAGGAATGGGCGCAGTTCACCCGCTCCCACCGCCTCCGCCGGCCGGACCGGGTGGACCGCCTCGTGGACGACGCCCTGTACGGCGACGGCCTAACCCGCGACTACCGATGGCCCTGATCGCCACCGTCGTGGCCGCTCTCGTCCTCGGCGCGGTCATAGCCGTGCTCCGCCTCATGGCCGCCCGAGGACTACGCCCCTAACCACCCCACCACCTGCCCTTCGGAAGGAGGGACCCCGATGACCCGCAAGCCCAAGCCCGCCCAGGGCTACAGCCCCGAAGAGTTCGACACCGCCGTGTCGATGATCCACAACGACGCGGCCCTGCGCGCCGACATCGAGACCATCACCGGCCAGACGTTGGACGGCAAGAACAACCGCGAGCTGTTCGACCTGTTCCGCGCGATCGACCAGGCCGCCGACGTGCAGGCCTCGGTCGTCCGCTACGGGCGGGCCCGGCAGGCGGTGCGGCAGACCCGCATCGAGCTGCAGGACCTCCCGCCGGCGGACATGCCCCCGTCGCAGGCGGCGTACGTGGAGCGGCTGCAGGAGCGCCTCGACGCCACCAAGGCCGAGAACCAGCAGTTGCGGGCCGCGAACGCCGCCCTCCGGGCCGGAACGGTCCACCCCATCCCCGCCCGCCCCACGATCAAGGGAGAAGTCGCGTCATGAGCGCTCTCACCGTGTTCGGCCTGGCCGACGAGTTCACCACCTACACCGTCACCGTGCGCGTCATCGACAAGCTCGTGGGTGGCATCCCGTCCAGCCCCAGCGTCATCAAGGGATGGCTGAAGTCCCGCATGGAACTGGGGGACCGCGACCTTCAGGAGATGGTCGACAAGACCCTGGTCGAGCGGTTCCCCGACCGGCAGCCGTCCCCGGACGAGCTGGCCGACGCCCTGATGGAGACCGACGCCGCCCCCTCGGTAAACGGCTTCAAGCGCATCCCGGACACGGGGGAGCTCTGCTACGAGGGCCGGTGCATGAAGGCCGCCCTCAAGGAGTTCATGAACTCCGCCTACCCCGGCACCGAATGGCCCGGCAAGACCGACGTCGCGAAGGGCTTCCGCAAGGGGCTGATGTCCACGGCGGCGGAGCGGGTCTTCGTCGACGAGGTGTTCATCGGCCTCGGGGTGAAGGAGCCGACCGGCATCGAGGAGCGGATCAAGCACGTCATGACCCCCCAAGGGCCGCGCTCGTCGATCAACCGCGTCGAGTACGTCCAGGAACCCGAGCTGACCTTCACCCTCCGGGTCCGGGACGACTTCCTCCCCATGCAGGCGTGGTCCCGCATCTGGCAGGCCGGCGAGCAGATCGGCATCGGCTCCGACCGCGGCCGGTCCGATGGCCGGTTCGAGCTGCTCGCGTTCGACCGGGCCTGACGAAACGCGTAGGGCCCCAGCACACGGCTGGGGCCCCTCCCACCAACTGACTGTACCTGGGGGTTCTGGTGAACGTCTGCGACGCCGCTCGTGCGGCTAGCCCATGCGACTACGCGAGCCTGTTCAGCCCTGCCTCCGCCTCACGCCGACAGTCCACCCCACCGCCGTCCTGGCCCAGCCTCGCCGACAAGCCCAACCCTTCCTTCGCTTGCCGACAGTCCATCCCACGCCCGTCCTCGCCGAGCCTCGCCGACAAGCCAAGCCTCCGCCTGCCTAGCCACGGCGACATGCCAGGCCACGGCTTCCCTCAACACGCCGACAAGCCAAGTCTCCCCGAGTCAGCCCACTCCTGCCGCGCCTGTCCGACATGCCTCGCTCAAGCCGCGCCGGAGCCGTACCTCCCGACCCCATGGCGACTATCCGTTCCGTCCCGAACCAGGCCGTGCCGACATACCTCGCCGCTTCTCGACTCTCCAAGCCGACAGCCCAACCCAGGCCGAGACGTGCCGACATGTCACAACCGCCGCATCTCAGCCCAGCCCGACGAGCCGAGCCTTACCACCTGGCAACCCGACCCGACATGCCAGTCCTGCACACGAGCGCCCCGACCCGACTCATGCCGACTCGCCTACCCGGGCCATCACCGACCTCGCCACCCCACCTCTGTCCTCGCCGACGTGCCATGCCATCCCCACCCGGCCCGTGCCGACAAGCCAACCCCACCCGGACCGGCCCACCCCGACTACCCGTTCCCTGGCTCATCCCTGGGACCTCCCACACCCGCCGCGACATGCCTTCTCTGACCTGTCCTGACCAATCCGCACCCGCCCGCGCCTGAACTTGAAAGGAGGCCTCTGTGAGCCCCTACCGCGTGCTCATCACCGGGTCCCGGTCATGGAAGGACCTCGACGTCGTCCGGGACGCCCTTGTCCAGGCCCGCTACCAGGCGAACGGCCCCATGGTCGTCGTCCACGGCGCCTGCCCCACAGGAGCGGACGCCATCGCCGACTGGTGGTGCCGCCGCTTCACCCACCTGGGCATCACCCGGGAGCGCCACCCCGCGGACTGGGACACCTGCGCCGGACCCAAGTGCACCCCCACCCACCGCCTGAAGCGGCGCGACGGGTCGACGTACTGCCCGACGGCCGGCCATCTCCGCAACCAGCTCATGGTCGACCTCGGCGCCGACGTCTGCTTGGCGTTCGTCCTGCCGTGCACGCAGCGGACTTGCCGCAAGCCGAAACCGCACGGCTCACACGGGGCGAGCGACGCCATCGACCGGGCGGAGAAGGCCGGGATCCACGTCGAGAGGTGGCCCCGGTCGTGATCGGGCGCGGGCATGCGAAGGGGGCCGGTCACTTGGTGACCGGCCCCGGGGGTGACACATCAGGACTCGCCGGCGGCGAGCTCCTGCCGCGGCGGACGCTCGGGGAGCTTCGCCCCACGCTCACGCACGAACCAGCGGATGAACTCCCGGATCACCGCCGAGCGGTTCCGGGGGCCGACAAGACGGCCGAACTCCTCCCACAGGTCGTCCTCGACCCGGATGGGGCGGTGCGGCGTGTGGGTGTCCTTCACGTGGCACATCGTAGCCCGTGCATATCCAAGGGTCTGGTCAGCAACCTTGCCGTGTATATCCATGATGGCTATGCTCGTGGATATACACGCTGGGCGCAAGTCCCCGCGTGGTCAGGGGAATCGCACCCGACAGGGGGTCTATTTGCCATGCCCAAGAACCGACGCACGACCTGACCCTCACTCCGCCCCTCAGCAATCGGGCTGTCCCCTCAACCTCGAATCACCTGGAGCACCCACCGTGGCCGGAAGCTTCGCCAAGATCTACAACGAGATCTGGGCCGACGCCGACTTCCGCTCGCTGACACGCCATCAGCAGTGGCTGTACTTCACGCTGATCAGTCAGCCGGAACTCACCTTCGCCGGCGTCGTCACCACTACCGATCGACGGCTCACCGGCTGCGCCGTTGACTTCACGGTGCCCGATCTCAAGGCGGACCTCTCGGTACTGCACGAGCGCCGTTACGTGGTGGTGGATGAGGAGCATGACGAGATCCTCGTCCGCACCTACATCCGCTGGGACGACGCCTGGAAGATCCCCAACGTCCTGAAGAGCATCATCCGAGACGCCTCGATGGTCAGGTCTCAGGCGATCCGGGCGACGCTCGCTGAGGAGTTCGCCCGGCTGCCGGTCGCTGGCCTGTCTGGCAAGAAGGCCGACGAGATGCGGGAGTCGATCGGAAGGGTTATCGAAACCCTTAGGCCAAGGGTTCCCGTAAGGGTTAGCCCAACCCTTCCCGGAACGGTTCCCGGAACCCCTGGCGAACCCTTGGCGGAACCCTTCCAGCAACCCTCGGGCGAACCCATGGGCCAACCCTCCGTTGTTGTTGCTGTTGTAGGTGAAGAAGTTAAAGACCGTACTTCGGTAGAACCCGGCGACGATGCCGCCGCCCCGGCTGATGCCGACGCCTCCGGCGACGGAGTCTTGATCCACCTCGAAGCCGCCCAGAAGAAACCCACCTTCCAGCCCGGCAGCGACCAGGACCCCGCCTTCGTCGCGTTCTGGAAGGCGTACCCCCGCAAGGTCGACAAGGGCCACGCCCGCGCCGCCTGGGTCAAGGCCGTCAAGCGGGCCGACCCGCAGGCGATCGTCGCCGCGGCTGAGCGGTTCCGGGACAACCCGATGCGGCAGGCCCGCGGCACCGAGTACACCCCGCACCCCACGACGTGGCTGAACGGGGAGCGCTGGAACGACGAGACCGCCACAAGCAATGACGACCACTGGCGGTGGGACGCCGTGCAGGAGGTCGCACCGAGGGAGTTCAACCACCGATGACCGACGACTTCCGGGCCCTGCCGCACGACATCGAGGCCGAACAGTGCGTCCTCGGCGCGTGCCTGATCTCGCCGAACGCCGTAGCTGTCGCCCTCGGGCACCTCGGCGCCGACGACTTCTACCGCCCCGTCCACCAGGAAATCTTCATCGCGATCGCGGATCTGCGCCGCCGCGGCGAACCGATCGACGTCGTGTCCGTGCGCGCCGAGCTGGAGCGCATCGGCAAGCTCGACCCGGCCGGCAAGAAAGCGATGCTCCTGCACGACCTGTCGGCCGTGGTGCCGACCGCTGCCAACGCCGGGTTCTACGTCAACCGCGTCCGGATGCTCGGGTCGAAGCGGCTCGCCGCGCTGGAGTTCTCCCGCCTGGGCGAGATGGCCTACGAGGCGGACACCACCCCCGAGGACCTTGTGCAGGCCGCCGAGGATTCCCTGAGCCTGCTGCGCCGCACAGGCGACGACGGCGACGTGTCGGGCCTGTCCACGATGGGCTCGTTCGTGGACGAGACCGACGAGGACCACGACTGGCTGATCCCTGGCGTGTTGGAGCGCATGGACCGCGTGATCGTCGTCGCGTCCGAAGGCGCTGGGAAGACCACGTGGGCGCGGCAGATCACCGTGATGGGCGCCGCGGGGCTGCACCCGTTCTCGTGGGGCACTCGTATTCCGCCGTTCCGGACGCTGTACCTCGACCTGGAGAACCCGCCCGCCCTGATCCGCCGCAAGGCCCGCCATCTGGTCAGCCTCGGCCGGAACGATGCCGGATGGGACGACGACCGCTGCTGGCGCTGGACGATGCCCGGCGGGATCGACCTGCGTAAGCCGAACGACCAGTACCTCGTGGACCGCGTCATCGAGCAGGTCCGCCCGGACTTCGTCGCGATGGGCCCCCTGTACAAGGCGTTCCTCGAATCGGGGGAGAAGGCCGAGACGATCAACGGGCAGGTCGCCCGCGTCCTCGACGGGTTCCGCCAGCGGCACGGCGTCGCCCTGTGGCTGGAGACCCACGCCCCGATGGAGCAGTCCGGGCAGCGGTCCCTCCGCCCTCTCGGGTCCGGTGTGTGGCAGCGCTGGCCGGAGTTCGGCCTGGCCCTCCGCAAAGACCCGAACAACCCGATGCAGGTGTTCGTGGAGCGGTTCCGCGGTGACCGCGACGAACGCGCCTGGCCCCACCGCTTGCAGCGCTCGTCCCCGTGGCCGTGGCAGGCCGTGTGGGACGGCGGCTTCCCCGTCGAAGAAGCCAGCGCCTAACCCCCCATCCCCCCCTCTCCGAAGGAGTCCCCATGACCGAGGAAAAGCTTGAGGTGATCTGCGACGCCTGCCGCCGGCCGATCGAGGACGGCGAGGGCTTCCTGTACGTGGAGCTCGCCAAGGTGCGGGACCTGTGGTCGGGGAAGGCCGACCCGGACACCACGGCCCTGTCGCTGGAGTCGTTGATGGGCCGCCCGGTGGGCCCGACGTGGATCGCCCACCACATGGCGTGCGCGCCGGACGACGGCGGCGACGCCTACGACGTCCCGGTGGCGCAGGTGCGGACCTGGCCCCGCCTGGTGACCACCACCGCCCGGCTCATGTCCAAGAACTGGTTCCCGCACACCGACTGGAACGCGGTGTTGGAGGGTGCCGCGTCTGCTGGTGGCCGCCGGGTGTCTCGTACCTCCCTCCGGGAGGCGTCATGACCGCGCCGATTCCCGAGGAAGCCGTCTGGGCTGCCATCGAAGCGCAAGGCGAAGAGGCCTGTGAACACACCTTGGGACGGTCCTGCCTGGAATGCCGCGCTCGCGCGGCACTAGAAGCCGCGGCGCCGTTCATCGCAGCGCAGACGATGATCCGTGAGCGCCGCAGGGCAGTGCGGCTGGTCCGGCGGAAGCTCGTCCCGCCGGGCTGCGAACCGGAGCAGGACGCCGCGGACCTCATCGAGGCCATCAAGGGCGACCGGCAGATGCGGGCGGCCCTCGACGCTGGGGAGGCGTCATGACCGCGCCCGCGAAACCGTGGCGCGTCGCTGTCCCCCAGCTCGGCAGCAGCGACTACCCCACCCAGGAAGCCGCTCTTCACGTCGCCCGCCAATGGCAGGAGCTCGGTCACTGGGTGAGCGTCCGCCGCTGGGTGGACGGCAGGTGGGTCCTGTTCGAGCGGCTTCAGCCGCCGCAGGCAGGGGAGGCGTCGTGATCGTCTGCCCGAACCCCGAATGCGGGGGTGTGTTCCCGCCCGCTGCTCCTGGTGAGTGGGTGTGCCGGTGCGGCTCCGGGTGGGCTGCGGACGCGGGCGCACACGAGGCGGTGGCCGCATGAGCCCGCGCGTGCTCGACGTGTACTGCTGCCAGGGCGGCGCCTCCCGCGGCTACGAACTCGCCGGGTTCGACGTGACCGGCGTGGACATCGACCCCCAGCCGTTGTACGTCGGCGGCCCGGAGCGATTCATCCAGGCGGACGCCGTCGCATTCCTCCGGCAGAACGCCGGCTGGATCCGCGAGGAGTTCGTGTTCGTCCACGCGTCGCCGCCGTGCCAGCGCTACTCACGGGCGCAGAAGATCCAAGGCCGCGAGCACCCGGACCTGATCGGCCCCACCCGGGACGCGCTCAACGCGATCGGGCTGCCGTGGGTGATCGAGAACGTCGAGGAAGCCCACACGGAACTCCGCAACCCGGTGATGCTCTGCGGCGCCATGCCCGCCTTCGGCCTGCGGACGTACCGGCACCGCCTGTTCGAGCCCGGCGGCGGCTTGACCCTCACCCAGCCCGCCCATCCGCGGCATGTGGCGCCCACGGCGAAGATGGGCCGCCCCGTCGCTGATGGGGAGTTCATGCACGTCGTCGGCAACTTCTCCGGTGTCCCCCTCGCCCGGCAGGTCATGGACATGCCGTGGGCCAACCGTGACGGGCTGCGGGAAGCGATCCCGCCGGCGTACTCCCGCTGGGTCGGCGAGCACGTCCAAGCGCACCTGCGCGGCGAGCAGGTGCCCGCACCGGCCGGGGTGTGCCAGCCGTCGCTGTTCGACGAGCTTGGGGAGGCGTCGTGAACCCGATCGATTTCGCCGCCCGGGTGTTGCGTGACCTGACCGCCGTTTCGGCGGGGGACGCGCCGGCCGCGACCGACCCGGAGCCGGGCGCGCCGTCGTCTTCGTATCGGCCGGAGCCGATGTACGTGACGGGGTTCGAGCCCTCGTTCCGTGCGAGGGCCGCGGATGAGGCGTTGGTGTTGGAGCGCCTGGCGGTGGAGACCGCGGCCCGTGGTTCGTGGGAGGCCGCCCTCCACCTGTTCGCCCCCAGCGCCCCGTGTGCGGGGCTGTACGCCACGCAGACGCCCCCAGAGGTGCCGTCTCGTGTCTCGGTATCCCCGGACGCTCACAGACCATCTCAGCCCCGCACGTAACCAACCCCGCGAAGGAGACCACCATGACCCCCGCAACCGAACTCACCATTGCAGGCATCCGCGACGACGTGCGCAGGCAGGTCCTCGCAGAACTGATGCCCCTCATGAACGCCGCCGCCCGCGCCTGGGCGAGCCTCGACGCGTTCGTCCTGGACCACCCCGACCCCGGTGTCGAAGCACTCGGGGCGCGCTACGAGCTGCAGCACGAGCTGCGGCGGCACAGCATGAGGCTCCCGAAAGAGGTGCGCGACCAACTGGAGTTCCCGATCACCGGCAGCGGCGAGGCGGAGACCAAGCTGCGCGAGCACCTGGCGGACCAGATCGAGGAGTCCTGCGACTGCGGGTGCGCGACGAAGGCCGCCGAGATCGTCCGGGGCGAGCGCGGTGCCTGACATCCCGGCGGAGCACCGTGACGCCATCACCAAGGCGTTCACCGAGGGCTCGGTGGTCGTCTGCCTCACCCGCTGCTGGCCCTGCATGTTCGGCGAACACTTCGACCCGCCGAAGCCGCACACGTGGATGGACCACGACGACGCCGACCACGCCGGGCACCCGTGGCCGCTCCCGGCGGAGGTCGCCGCGAAGAACGTCTGCGCCTGCCCTTGCGCGAAGGAGAACCCCGATGCCTGACGTGAAGCCCGGCCAAATCTGGCAGGACTGCGACAAACGATCCAGCGGGCGGAAGGTCCGCGTGATCGCGGTAGGGGAGACCCACGCGACCGTCGAGCAGGTCGTCACCGGACGCACCACGCGGCAGCCCCGGCAGTCGCGGATCCGCTTGGACCGGTTTCGCCCGACCTCGACGGGCTACCGGCTGGTGTCCGATGGGGAGGCCCGCGATGCCTGAGCTTCCGGCGGAAGCCGTCAAAGCCTCGCTGATCATGACCGCTGACGACATGTGGGCCGACTGGAATCGCGGCGGCAAGGTCGTGGTTCAGGTCGTCGCTGACGACGCGGCTGAGGCGATCGTGCGGGCTCTCGCCGCGCATGCGGGGGTGGGGTCGCCTGTCTCTTGCCCCTCGGCGGCCCCAGAATCCACACAGAGCCCCGAAACCACCTCGGTCGCTCCCGTTTATCTTCCCGCCCCCGAGAACCCCGCAGAAACGCTCTCAGCGCTTCGCGAGCGAATGTTCCGAGCCCTTGCCGCGTCGCTCTCATCACCCCGTCGAGGCTTCGCGGATCACCTCGACGCCGTGCTGGCCGTACGGGACGACGAGCTGGCCCGTGCGCTCCGCATCGCGGACTACCACGCGACCCAGCACCGGCAGGCAGCGGACGCCATCGCCCGTGTGCACCAGGTGTGCCACACCGCTCTCGCCACCCCGGACGCCCCTGACCGGTGGGCGGTCGCCGCACAAGTCCGCGCAGCGTTGGAAGGCCCCGAACCCCAGGTGGGGGCGGGTGCCGTCTCCGAGGAGCAGACCGGGGGCCAGCCATGACGATCCGCTTCATCGAGGGCGAGTACCTCGTCGTCGCCGACCACTTCACCAAGACGAAGCCGCACAAGTGGCTCCGCGAAGAGGTGCTGTGGCACCAGACGGGTGTCACCTTGGCGGACGCCCACGCGGCAGCGGACAGGTTCCGCGCCACCTACGAGACGCCGTACCGGCGCGTCGGCATGTACCAGGCGCACACGGGGGAGCAGACCGGGGGCGGCAATGGCTGACGCGGACCTGCTCGCCGAGATCGCAGCCCTCCGCGCTGAACTCGCCGCCCAGCAGCGCACCATCCCCGCCCTGCCCAGCGAGAACGACGGTCAGGCGATCAGGTGGCAGCCATGGCGGCAGGCCCCCGAGATCCTCGCCCACGTGGACCTGGCTTGCGCCCAGTGCGCCCACCCCGGCCCGCCGCTCATCGCGTTCGGCCTGGTCGAGGAGCGTCGCCCGGTTATCCGCTACCAGGCGTCCCGCTGTCCCGCCTGCCAGGAGATGACCGTGTACCGCCGCGATCACCCCAAGTACGGGATGCCCGGTACGCGCCTGGTGGAGATCGCTTACCACCCGCCGCAGACCCCGCCCGCTTCCACCAACGAGGAGACCAACCCCCATGCCTGAGACCCGCCAGTCGATCATGCCGACCTACGACCACCGGGAGACCGGCGACCGCTACTGGGTGACCTCCACCGTCAACGGACACCCGATCGCGTGGCGGCAGCCGATCGAAGACCCGTTCGTCCGCCACACCGTCCACGTGAGCTGGCGGGACCTGCTCTCGTCGCTGATCCGCCGGCGCGGCCTGAGCGTCGAGGTGACCGTCGGCGGAGACGCCGGGATTGTCGAGGACGTCCTGGAGCTGAACGCCAACTACCTCGGGCCGAACTGCACCCGCCGCGAGGAGTTCCACCGGGACCTGCTGATCGCGATGGACCTCATGGACATCGACGTCCCACCGACCGCCGAGGAGACAAACCCGTGACCTGCTCGCATCGCTCACCGTGACCGCGCTCGTCACGCTCTGGTGAGGATCCGCCCCTACGGCCGGACGTAAGAACGATCACCAACACGCCGACGGCTCCCCTGGTTGCACCTCCGGGGGAGCCGCCCACCCTTCCGCCCCTCAGCGTCGGGTCCCCGCCAGAGTACGACCCAGGAGACCCGGCATGCACGACCTCACCGACCTCATCACCCGCGTCGAAACCGACATCACCGAAGGCACCCACACAGGCGTCGGCGTCAGCGAACGGGTCACCATCCGCCGCGCGGACGCCGAAGCACTCCTCGAAACCGCCCACCAGCACCAAACATGCCGGCGCCGCAGAGCCGTGTGAACACAGGAATACGAAGCGCAAGGATCACCGCCAAACCCCGACACGCAGGAGCCCCTCATGCCCATCAGTAACCGCATCGAAGCGACCGCCGCCGACGAGAAGACCGGCATGACGTTGGACGAACTCGCCGCCTTCGTGCAGGAGGCGATGCGGGCTGGTGTGCCGGGGGACACGGTGGTGCGCGCCAGGGTCAACATGAGGGCTGGGATCAAGCGGCTGGAGACGCGATGACCGCGGGGGAGGAGCGGGCCGGGTAGCGGCGCACCAGTCCAGACTGGCCCATTGGGCAGGTTCCGAACTTTTCCCCGGAACCCCTTGCGATCACTGTGGGGGTACCCCCACACTAGAGACAACGCACGATCCCCTCTGTAACCGGAGCCGATCATGACCACTCTCACCGCCACCATCGCCGCACAGCAGGCCGGCGTCTCCATCGCCACCATCCGCACCTGGTGCCGCCGCGGCGCCGTCGCCGCCACCAAGACCGCCGGCCGCTGGGTCATCGAGGCCGCGTCCCTCGCCCGCCGCATCGCCCTCGGCATCCGCAAGCCAGCCAAGCTGGTCGCGTTCACCATCGACACCATCACCGCCATCGGCGGCAGCCGCTGGACCAAGGGCGGCAAGGACCGCATCTACATCAACGGCTGGACGAAGTACCTCGGTCTGGAGATCGAGCACTACCGCAGCGGCAACATCTCCTCCGCCACCCTGAACGGCGAGTCGATCTCCAACAGCGAGGCCTACCGCCTCGCCAGCGCCGTCTACAAGGTCTACTTCGACGTCACCGACGGCAAGGTCTACATCCAGTGGGGCAACAGCGACCCCCGCACCATGACCCGCGACGAGATCGCCGAGGCCATCTTCTCCGGCATCCGCGCCGCCATCGCCGCCCTCTGATCCCCTCTGAACGAACAGGAGCCGATCGTGAACTGGAACATCACCGCCGACACTGTCACTGAGCTGGCCGAGCACCACGGGCGAGCCGACGAGACCGGCATCGTCCTCACCAGCGATGGGTGGGAGGTCGCCACCTGGGCCGGGCGCCGCCAGGACTCCGCCCTGGTCGGCATGACCAAGGCCGACACCTACGGCTGGATGGACGGCGACGAGCTGGACGAGGACGACGCCGAAGCCCTCGCCACGAGCGAGGACCACCGCATCCCCGACGAGAACGGCACCTACGGCGACCCCGCCGAGGGCACCAACCCCCAGGTCGTCACCGGCACCTGGACCGGCCGACTGCTCCCGTCCGAGACCGACTACCAGGGGGAGGCCGAGACCGGCTGGCAGGACGCCTGGTGGTTCGACCAGGCCAAGTCCGTCCAGCTCATCGACGAGAAGCCCCTGGAGTACAGCGAGAGCAGCACCGCGTCCTCTCTGTGGCGCACCCCGGGCGGCCGGTACGTCATGCACACCCGCACCCTCCGCGACGGCTACCGCGAGACGTGGACCGAACTCGACCACGCGCAGGTCGCCGAATGGGCCTACGCCGCCGGCGAGGACGAGGTGTGCGAGGTCGAGCAGCCGCCGGTCATCGTCGCCGCCCGAGCCGCCCGCGCGATCGCCGGCGCCCTCACCCCGCCGAAGGTGCCGTGGTTCGACGGCGACATGGGCCAGCGGTTCCACCGAGCCGACCGGGTCATGGACGAGGCCGCTGAGGTCGTCCACACCGCGGCGGCGATCTCCGACCTGCTGCGCCTGACCGTCGCCCCACAGCTCCGCGCGCACCGAAGCCAGGCCGCCCGCGTGGTCGAGCTGGCGCACGACGGCAACCAGACCGAGGCCGCCGCATGGCTCGGCATGGGCCGCTCCACGTTCGCCAAGCTCCTGCCCTCCACCTGACCACCCTTGGGCGCCGCCCCCGCAGCCGGGGGGCGGCGCCGGGAAGGACGCCCCATGCATTACTTCGACATCACCGAGCCGCTCTACACCGCCCACGAGAACCGCAGCATCCGCGACTGGATCACCAAACGCGACGACCTCCCGTCATGGGTCGTGCCGTACGAGCTCAACACGGCGGACAGCGCGTTCTCCTACGGCGCCAATCTGCTGGCGTCAGCCGCGATCGAGGCCGACAAGACCGACGCGGCGTACGACCGTGGCGAGGACATCCGCCAGGCGTACGTCGAAGCCGCCGTCGCGATCGGCGAACGCTTCCGGGCTGAGGGATGGCAGGCCGCGTACCTCGGCATTCCCCTGCTCGCCGCCAACCTCGCCGCCCGCGGCATCATCGCCGGCATGCGCGACGCCGATCAGCTTTGGGACGAGCAGACGGAGACCCTTCTCGACTCGCTCCGCCGCACCCTGTGGCCGCAGGTCGAGAAAGCCGCGCACCCCGGTGAGGTACTCCGCATCGGCTTGGCGCTGCAGCGCCGTGTCCAGCAGACCGGAGTCGCCGACGTGCGTGGGCTGATGGACCTGGTCCGGCTCGGGACCGTCGACAACGCGCGTTACCCGGTCGCGGTGATGCACCTGCTGCGCACCATCGTGCGTAACGACATGGACATCAACGCGAGGGAGCGACGCGGCGTCGTCCTCGTGGAGATGTTCGAGCATGCCTTGAACTGAGCCAGGCGCAACGAGAGCGCCCCTCTCCAACGGCGGGAGATGGGGCAGTCCCTACAACCGGAGGACACCATGACGACTCCGCTCACCGTGGGAAGGTGCGAGCACGGCAGCACGCCTGGGCTCTGCCGCCGCTGCCACTCAAAGGTCTGCGTCTGGAATCTCCCGCATGATGGGCACTGCGACGACGGCGACCACGAGGGGTGCAGCGGCTACACGGATCCACTGGACACCTACGGTTGTGACTGCATCTGCCATTGCCCATACCAGCCGCAGGCCTAGACACGACAGAAGCGCCCCACCCCCGTCAGGGAGTGGGGCGCTTCGCTTTTCCCCGCCTGAACGTCCCCGCCTCCTGGCGTCGATCTCCCTCCCGAAAGGCCCACCCCCTGGACAGGGGACAAGCCTTCGCCCCGGGTCGGACGACCAGGAGGACGGATGTCCCGCAACACCCGCCAGCAAACCGACGCCGCACGCAAGAAAACCAACAGCGCGGTCACAGCCGAGCAGGCCGCCCAGGCGTACGAACTTCGCCTCGCCGGCGCAACCCTCCGGCAGATCGGCGAGCAGCTCGGCATCTCCATCGGCACCGTCCACAAACGCATCGCCACCTACATGGCCGAACGCGTGGACCCCCTCGCCGACCAATACCGCGCCGTCGAACTGGACCGCCTGGACGACCTCACCGCCAAGGCCTACGCCGTGCTCACCGCCCGGCACATCGTCGTCCAGCACGGCAAAGTCGTCCGCGACGAAAACGGCGAACCCATCCCCGACCACGCCCCGATCCTTCAAGCCATCGGCACCCTCGTCCGCCTCGCCGAGCGCCGGTCCAAGCTGTTGGGCCTGGACGCCGCGGTGAAGGTCGACGCTCAGGTCACCACCGTGGACCCGGCGGACATCGAACTCGCGCAGATGATCCGGGAGGCGCAGGCCAAGGCGAAGGTGGAAGAGGCCCGACTCCGAGGCGAAGCCCAGTGAACGACCACGGCCCCTGGTCTCCGCTCGCTGACGCTGAGCCGTCCCCGCTCGCCGGCGTCCCCCTCACCGCCCACGTTGACCCGCCCCGCCTGCACACGCTGCCCCTGCCCGGCGGCGGGTTCGCCCTCATCCTGTCCGGGGCCGGCGGCCTACCCGACGACGAGTTCGAGCAGTTCCAACGGTTCGCCGCCGATTGCGGGGCCGTCGCCTGCCTCATCTCGCAGACACGGCTTGAGGTCGGCTGATGTCAGCGCCCCCGCCGCTTGGCCGCACGCCGGCGACCAGCCGCCGCCATCGCGCTCATCTTTTTCGCCCCGAACTTCTTCCTGCCGATTGCCGCGGCCAACGCCTTGGGGTTCTTCACCCCACGCGACCTCAGGGACTTCGTCAACGAAGCGAACCGCTTTCCGCTGCCCAGCCGCGGCTTCCGCTTCATGGCCATTCCGACCACCTCCCGTCTGGGGGATCGACACGAGCACCGCGAGGTGACGCATGACCAGCCCCATGCCCTCCGAACCCGCCCGCGGCGCCGGGCCCACCGAGGACGACGAAGAGGCCATCCTGCGGCAGCTGTATGGCCCGCCCGACGCCGACGGCATCTACCGCGGCACCTCCGACGGCGAGGACGACCAGTGACCGCCGCGAAGATGCTCGCCGCCGCCCGCGCTGACCTCGGACTCACCGGCCGCCCGAACTGGATCACACGGGCCTACGCCAAGAAGCACGGCAACGAGTACCTCAACGCGCCCTGGTGCGACCAGGGCATCACCGAATGGGGACACAAGAGCGGCAACGCCGCCGCGGTCCTCCCGAACGGGGACCGCGCGTTCACGGTGTGGCACGCCCAGGACGCCAAGGACATCGGCCGCTGGCACTCGGGCACCGCCGACAACATCAAGCGCTACGCCAAGCCCGCCGCGGTGGTGTTCTTCGACTGGGACGGCAGCAACTCCATCGGCCAGATCGACCACGTCGGCCTCATCGAGCGGGTCCTGCCCGACGGCCGCATCCAGACCATCGAGGCGAACACCGGCGGCGGTACTGGCGCCGTCCTGCGCCGAATCCGCGGCCCTGAGGTGGTCGCTGGCTTCTTCAACCCTGATTACGAAGGAGACGACATGCCGTCTGCCAAGGAGATCGCCGACGCCGTCTACGACCGATTCACCCACACCATCCCCGACGACGTGTGGGCCGCCCGCGAAGGCATCCTCGACGTCGGCCAGAAGATCGACCCCCGCACCGCGTTCCGGCAGATCTGGGCCTACACCAAGGACGGCTACGCCCGGAACAGGGAGATCCTCACCGTCCTCCACGCGCAGGACGCCGTCATCCGCGAGCTCCTGACCGCGGTCCGCTCCGACACCCCGATCGACGTGGACGCCCTGATGGGCCGCATCAAGGCGGAGATCGAGGGGGTGACCGTCCGCCTCGCCGTCGACCCCGGGGCGGAGTCATAACCCGCCGCTACCAGCGAACAGAGGAAACCACCCATGAAACGACTCGCGATCCCCGCCGCCCTGCTCGCCGTGGTCGGCCTCGCCGCCCCGGCGTCGGCCGCCGGCGAGCCCTCCACTCCGGCTCTGGACATCACCCGCGTCAACTACAACGCGATGGGCGCCGACACCCTCGCCAACAGGTGGCAGGAAGCCATCTACCTGGAGAACCCCGCCACCACCCCGCTGGACATCTCCGGGTGGACCGTCCACGACACGTACAAGAACGCCGAAGGCCAGTGGGGCAACGCCTACACCTTCCCTGGCGCGAAGGGCTCGGAGACCACCGTCGTGAAGGCCGGGGGCCTGGTCATCGTCACCCCGTCGAACGGCGTCGACAAGACCGCCCAGAACGCGACGCAGGTCTACTACATGGACTTCAAGCGGGGCTACAACGGCCACTTCCTGAACAACGGCGGCGACACCGTCTACGTCGATAAGGCGGACGGGGCGAACGTCACCTCGTTCACCTACGACTTCGACAACGGCTACTACGTCCGCTGACCCCTGAGCCTCCCGCCACCCCGGCGGGCTGTCCCCCAAGGAGGGGCCACCACCCATGAAGAACATCCTCGGCCGCGAGCCCGCCCTGTGGCTCAGCCTCATTCAGACCGTCATCGCCCTCGCCGTCGGCCTCGGCCTGAGCATCACCGGTGAGCAGGTCGGCCTCATCAACGGCGCAGCCGCCGCTGTGGTCGCGCTCGTCGCCGCCGTGGCGGTCCGCCCGTTCCCCGTCCCGCTGCTCATGGGCGCCATCCAGGCCCTGCTCGCCCTCGGTGTCGGCTTCGGCCTGGACCTGTCGCCGGAGCAGGTCGGGCTGGTCAACGGCGCGCTGGCGGCGCTGGTCGGATTCATCATGCGCATGCACGTCAGCCCGGCCACCGCCGAGGCGCGCTAACCACCAGCCACGACGAGCACGAGGGGAGGCGAGACCACATGACCACCACAACCAGGCGCGGAACGGTGAGCACGGCTCGCCTCCACCCCGCCGGAGGGCGCCGATGACCGGCTACCTCTGCGACGACAACGGCCAGCCGTACGACGCTGGCACGTTCGACCTCGACGCCTACCTCAGCCGCATCAACCCCCGGCTGCTGGAGTCCAGCGAGGGCCGCCGTGTCCTGACCCGGCTGGATCCGATGCTGTGGGCGATCATGTATGTTCCCCACCTGCTCAAATCCCCCGACGGGCAACTCACCTTCGGCGACGTTCACCTTGAGCTGTACCGCGACGCCCTCGAACTCGTCCGCGAACCAGGCCCCCAAGAGTCCCGCCGCGCCTACGTCGCGCCGCGCGGGTCCGGGAAGAGCACCACCCTGTTCCTCGCGATCCCCTTGTGGGCTGCCGCGCACGGGTGGATCCGCTTCGTCGCCGCGTTCTCCAGCTCAGCCACGCAGGCCCAGGACCATTTGGCTGGTCTGCGCAGGGAGCTGCAGACGAACAAGCTCCTGCGCGCCGACTACCCCGACCTTGCGACGCCGGCGCGTAAGGCGAACGGCACACCGGTCGCGGACTCGCAGTCGATGCTTCACACCAAGTCAGGCTTCAGCTTCGCCGCGAGAGGCATCGATACGGAAGTCCTCGGCCTGGTCGACCCCGAGAACCGCCGCCCCGACATGCTGCTGCTCGACGACATCGAAGGCGAGGAAGGCGCGGGCTACTCCGCCTACCAGGCGAAGAAACGCCTCATCACGGTCCTCGACGGGATCATGCCGATGAATGACCGCGCCCACCTGAGGTTGATCGGGACCGTTAACCTGCCGAACGGGATCCTGCACCAATGCGTCAAGGCGGTCACCGAACCAGGCCCGCCCGCCCCGTGGCTCACCGAGCAGAAGATCCAGGTCACATACTTCCCGCCGCTGGTCGACCTGCCAGACGGCACCCGGCGTTCGCTATGGCCGGGACGGTGGAGCACCGAACACCTGGAGTCCATCGCGCACACCAGGGCGTTCGCGAAGTCGTTCAAGAACATGCCGGTCAACGAGGACGGCGACTACTGGACGCCGGAGGACTTCGCCTACGGCGACGTGGAAGCCACGAAGGTCCTGCTGCAGATCGACCCGGCTGTGACGGACAAGCGGACCTCGGACTTCCACGCGCTGGCGGTCGTTGCGTACGAGCCGGGCCGGGACGGGCATCTACCGCGCTGCGCCGTCCGGTACGCGAGGGCGTTCCGCATGTCGCCGGAGAAGCTCCGCACGAAGGTGCTGGAGATCCTGCAGACGTTCCCGGAGATCGGGGCGGTGCGGATCGAGGTCAACCAAGGCGGCCAGACGTGGCGCGCCGTGCTGCATGACCTGCCGGTCAAGTTGCTGGTGCACACCGAGTCCGCGCCCAAGAAGGTGCGGGCGACGTGGCTGCTGAACCACTACCAGCGTGGCCGGGTGTTGCACGCCGTCCCTCTGCCGGAGGCGGAGGAGCAGATGTGCGCGTTCCCCGACGTGCTCAACGACGACCTGATCGACGCGATAGGCGCGGGCGTCAGATTTTTCCTCGACCGTCAGCGGCCCAAGGCCGGGGCGACCACCACCAGCTACGTGAAGGGGGCGGCGTGATGTACGCGCACTCCGTCGACTACCGCAAGGACGACCCACACCGCGGCCAGATCGTCAACCGCGGCTTCTGGCTCAACGACCTGCCCAGAGTGATGCTCGTCTGCCGCCTGCTCCGCCGCCACAAGCCGGTCGTTGACGGCTACGGCCCGCACCGGCCTGGCCTGGACGCCGCCCGATGGGTGTGCTGCGACCGGTGCGGCGTGCGGCCGGACCCGCAGGGCAACCTCGACCCGGAACAGTGGGCGGTCGGGCAGCCGTACGCCGGCCCGTTCGACGGCATCCGCGTGGGTTGGGAAAACCTCCGTGGCCCCGAACTACTCGCCGCGATGAAGGATGTGAAGACCCGCCACACACCGCCCGGACCATGGCCCACCTCACCCAAGGGGGGGATCGGCGGACAGCTCATCCTCGGCAAGACCTTCGGCCTGTTCGGCTTCGAGGTCAAGGTCGGCAATGCCGGGTCGGAGAACACCCTGGCCGCGAGTCTGCGCATCTGGCCCTTCGGTGCGCTCTACCTGCACACCGAGCGGTTCGGCACATGGCTGCAGCGCCGCCTCGTCCCCAAGGGCTACCACTCCCGAGTGATCAGCCTCGACGTGGACGACTGGCGCATCCGCTGGCAACTTTGGGCGCGACGTGACGAATCGTCCATCTCGGATCCCTGGTGGATGCGCGGCTCCATCAACCTCGACCTCGCCGAACGAATCCTCGGCCCCAAGCGGTACGACTACACCGACGTCGGAGACCCGCTCATGGTCACCGTACGGATGCCACACGGTGACGACCACGACGTCGAGCTCCAGTTGCAGCGTCGGGCCTTCGGCCGCCGCCGGGGCCGGAAGTCGTACGGCTGGAGTGTCGATTGGTCGGCCCGTCCGGGCATTCCGACGAAGCCGGGAGACCGCGGCAGTGTGTGGGGCTCCGCAGTGGATGTGACAGACCAGGCCGCTGAGGCGGGCGACTGGCCGATGGTGGCCGCCGCGGCGATTGCCTCCACCCTGACGGCCGACCGCTCGCGGTACGGCTACCGCCCGAGCGAGGAGACCAGCGCCCTGTGATTGAGGACCTGATCCCCGCATACGCCGAACTCCGCAACGCTCGGCCGGCGTATGACCAGGCGGAGATGTACCGGGAAGGCGATGCCCCCGAGAAGTTCCCGTCCTCGGATATTCAGCGCCTGCTCAAGGGCGGCTCCCAGGACTTCCACGTGAACCTGGCTGCCCGCCCGGTGGACGCGGTGCTTGACCGGTTGGAGATCGCCGCCGTTGTCTGCGAGCCCGACGAGCACACCGCCACCCTCATAGAGCAGGTGTGGGAACCCAACGAGTTGGATATCGAGGCGCCGCAGATCCACGACAACGCCCTGACGTACGGCGACGGGTACCTGTTCGTGTGGCCCTCGGACTCCAGCAGCGACACCGACGAGCACGGGGAACCCGTCGCCCACGTTGACGGCGTCCACGTGTTCTACAACTCGCCGCTGTCGGTGCGGGTCATCTACGACGAGGAGAACCCCCGCCTCCCAAGGCTGGTCATCAAGGCGTGGTGCGAGGGCGTCGGCGAGGACAAGCGGACCCGGGTCAACCTGTACTACGCGGATCACTTCGAGAAGTGGGTGACGAAGAAGGACGCCGGCAAGAAGTCCGAGGACGCCCTGACCGGGCTGGACTTCGAGCCGTTCGTGGACGACTTCACCGACGAGAACGGGCACATCCCCAACGAGTACGGCCGGATCCCGTTCTTCCACTTCCGCACGCACCGCCCCTACGGCCGGCCGGTCCACAAGAACGCGTACGGTCCGCAGGACGCGTTGACGAAGCTCATCACGAACCAGATGGCCGCGTCGGACTTCGCGGCGTTCCCGCAGCGGTACGGCCTGCTCGACCCGGGAGCGTCGGAGGATGACGACCTGGACTGGGGCGACGACACCGAATCGGACCCGGAAGACCGCCCGTCGCAGATGGTCGCCGCCCCCGGAAGCATGTGGATCCTGCGGAACTACAAGAGCGTGGGGCAGTTCGCCCCGGCGGACCCGGACGCGTTCCTGAAGCCGCAGGGCCAGTTCATGCGGCTGATGGCGGCGACGACGACGACGCCGATGCGGTGGTTCGACCCGTCCGGGGACACGCCGTCCGGCGAGAGCATCAGGGCTGACGATGCCCCGTTGGTGAAGCGGATCGGCGCGTACCAGCGGGCGTTCGGCGCGACGTGGCGGGATGCGCTTGAGTTCGCAATGAGGATCCTCGGCTTCGATGTCACAGTCACGATCCAGTGGGCGCCCGCGCAGACCACCGGGGACCTCGAATACTGGCAGGCGGTGCAGGCGAAGCAGGACGCCGGCGTCCCGGTGCGGCAGACGCTGCTTGAGGCGGGGTACACGGACGCGCAGGTGACGGGGTGGGGGTTCACGGAGGACCAGCCGAACGGGGAGGGCGGCGGGTTCGACCAGGGCCCCGAACCGCAGCTGGACATCGCGCCGCTCCCTGAGGTGGTGCCGCCTCTGCCGGTCGGTGGTGAGGAGTGACCACCCCACCCGAGCAGCCGCCGCCGCCGGAGGAGCAGGCGCTCGTCGCCTTGGAGGAGCAGGCCAGCCACACCGTGCGGCATCTGGTGGAGGCGGCCATCGCCGCGGGCATCACCGCCGCCGCCCTGCTGGCGCTGCGGGATGCGGTGACTCGTGTGGTACGGGCCGCGGTGCGGCGTGCCGTGCGTGTGGGCGCGGCTCTGGGGGCCCGTGGGGCGAGACTGGCCCGTCCTCGTGGCCGGGGTCCCCGCGCCCGTGTGGCGGCCCGTAGGAGACCGCAGGGAGCCCGCCGCGCCCGACACCCGGTGTCCCCGCGGATGCCGCAGACGACGATCCTGGAAACCCGCGCCGCCCAGGAGATCCGCGCCCTGCTCGACCAGGGCGCCGCGGCTGTCCGCTCCGCCCCCAACCAGCAGGCGGCCCGTGAGGCGGCCGAGCGGGTCGCCTCCCGGCTGTCGGCCGTGGCCGCGACCGCCGTGAACCAGGCCGCGAGCATGGGCGTGGACGCCGTCGCGAGGCAGACCGGCGCGGACGGTGTCATGTGGATCGCCGAGAGGGACGCCTGCCTCACCTGCACGGCCCTGTCCGGGCAGATCGTCAAGGTGGGGGAGCGGTTCCCCCAGAACCGCACGTTCGGCGACAAGCCGTTGCTGTGGCTTGGGTTCACAGGACGCCCACCCCGGCACCCCTCGTGTCGGTGCCGTGTCAGGGCTGTGTGGGGTGACGCCCAAGGAGCCGCCGACGCGCTCCGCCGCGAGGCCCGCCGCTCCGTTGTCCGCGGCTTCTCCCTGCCCAGCGAGTCGGAGCCTGCCCGGTTGCGTGCCGCTGACCGGCTGCTCCGCCGCGGCGCAGGACTACCCAAGACCGTTGAGGAGTACGGGCGGGACGCGGTCCGCGCCGGCCGGTTCCCTCGTGGTCGTGCTGTACCGACTGGCGCTGGACGGCGCCCATGAGAAGGAGAGTCCGGATGGACGACACGATGATGAACACGCTGCCGGTTCACCCGTTCACGGGCCTGACGGCGATCGGCCAGTTGCCGTCCGGGCGCTGGGTGTGGCCGGTGCTCGGCGGGTCCGGCGAGGGCGACAACGAGGGCCCGGGCGAGCAGGCCGACGAGGAGACCCCGGAGCAGGAGGCCGACGACTCGGCGGACGCCGACGAGACGGCCGAGGACGAGAAGCCCGAGCCCAAGCCCGCCGATGAGAAGCCCGTGTCCCGCGCTGAGCTGCGTAAGGTCATCGCCGATCGGGACACGGCGAAGAAGGCGCTGCGGGACCTGCGACGCGAGCTGGACGACCTGAAGCGGGCGAACGAGACGGCGGACGAGACCGCCCGCCGCGAAGCCGCCGAGGAAGCGCAGCGGAAGGCCGACGCGAAGTACAAGCCCATCAGCGCGCGCGCCGCCCTGCTCGAAGCGGGGGTGAAGCCGTCCCGGGTGAAGGGCGCGCTGAAGCTGCTCGACATGGACGAGATCGAGATCGACCCCGACGGCGAGGTGACCGGCCTCGACTCGCAGGTGACGAGCCTGCGGGAGGAGTGGCCGGAGCTGTTCGCCGACACCCAGCCGGAGCCGGAGCGGAAGCCCGAGGTCAAGCGCCCGGCGCGGGGCGCGGACGGGGCGAACAAGCCCGCACCGCCGAAGAAGGAGATGTCGGTGTCGGAGCGGCAGGCGGCGCTGCTGCTCGGCAAGGGCTGATGCCGACCTATGCTCGCGGTGTGACCTATCGCGAGAAGCTCGGCTTGTGGCTGGGCGCGTGGAACGACAGACACGTCACGTTCCCCGGGCTGGGGAAGAAGCCTCCGACGAGGTGGAGCGTGCTCAACAAGGCATCCATCTGGCTCCTCGGGGGCTGAGCCCTTGCTCGGCAAGGAGTGACGGAGCCCGTGAGGGTGTCCACGCCGTGGACACCCTCACGGGTGGAGAAGTCGCTTCCACCAGGGGTGCGGTCGGAGGAACGGCCGACCCGTGCTGGCCAGCCTCCAGCCCACGTTCGGCAGGTGTGTCCAGAGCCGCCCGTGCTGGTCGTAGAACCCCCCTTCCCAGTTGTCCCCTGCGGGCGGACACGAAGTCACGGCTGGTCCTTCGGGTAGTCCGGGTGATCGGCGTACCGGGCGGCACAGATCCGCAGAACGAGTTCCAGACCCGGGATCGTGGTCCCTTCGGGGCCTTCAGGCAGGACTGGGTAAGGCTCGCGTTCGTTGTTTAGCCATGCCCTGTAGTTCGCCTGTGAGGCATGTGCTCGCTCCTTCGCAGATGTGTATGCCTCGATCAGATCGCCATCGGCGGGCGACACGCGCTGCAGGAAGGTGATCACTGCGTCCATCGGGTCGGCGGATCGTACAGGGCGGGGGCGAGGAGCCCAGGACATCCGGGAACGGTGGGGCGCGTTCTGCTGGTGCTCGGTCACCACCTCATTCTCCCGCTTCGCTGCTGAACACGACCGCGTTATGACGTCGATCTCCTGAACAGCCGCACCGGACGGTACGGCGGCAACCAGGTCCCGGACGGGCCACACACACGAGACCCGAACACCACCGGAGGACCGACCGTGGCCGTCAACGACGTCACCACCTGGATCCCGGAGGAATACTCCTCCGAGGTCGTGCAGCGCGTCACCCAGCGCTCCGTCATCGAGGCCATGGCCCGCTCCTGGCCCATGGCCAACAACCTCCGCCACGTCCCCCGCAGCGCGGGCATGGACGTCGCGGGTGTCGCCGCCGGCGGCACCTATGCGGAGGACTCCAGCACCAACGACGAGGTCCTGCTGACCGCTCGCAAGATGGGCCAGGCGCTCCGCCTCAACGAGGAAGACCTCGCCGACAGCTCCCTCGTGGACGTCATCAACACGAAGAAGATGGACTGGGCGACGTCGTTCGCGAAGTTCTACGACCAGGCGGCGCTCGGCTGCACCGCGGCGGAGAACGGCACGACCGTCCTCTTCACCAGCGTGTACAAGTCCATCCGGACCACGCAGTCCGGGCTGAGCTACACCGCCGACGACAACTACGTCGTCAGCGCCTCGGGCTCGGCGGTGTCATACGACAACCTGTCCGACACGCTGTCCCGCGTGGAGACCGGCGACTACTGGGACGAGGGCTCCGCCCTGGTCATCGCCCACCCGTCGTTCAAGGCGAAGATGCGCGGCATCAAGGACACCAACGGCACCCCGATCTTCGTGCAGGGTACGGCTGGCACCCCGGACACCCTGTTCGGGCACCAGATCTTCTACACGCTCGGTGCGAAGACCCACGCGACGAACACCAGCAACCCCACGGGGAACCCGCTGCTGATCGTGTGCAACCGGGAGTTCCTGTACAAGGGCGTGCGGTCGGGCCCGGAGTCGGCCATCGCTGGCGCGGACTCGGGCCCGGCGTTCCTCACGGACCAGGCCCTCATCAAGATCAGGGCTCGCCGGGCGTTCGCCGTGGCCCACCCCCGTGCGTTCGCAGTGCTTGAAGATGCCTGATCACGCGTCCTAGAGGACATGTGATCAGCGGTCACACGTCGTCCTGGCCCCTCACACCGATGCCCACGGCCGGGGGCCAGGACGAACCCACAACATGAGGAGCCTGGGATGAGCGAGCCACGCGAGCGGGGCGCATGCCCCGACTGCGGCGACACCGATGTGCCGCTGACCAAGGCTGGCCTGCTGTACAAGCACCCGGGCCCCGACGGTAAGACCTGTCCCGGCAGCGGGCAGGTTCCTGCCCCGCAGCGGGACGAGCCCGACGCCGTGACCGAGGACGAGCCCGACGCCGTGACCGAGCCGGACGAGGACGACTGGCTCACCGACGACGACGAGCCCGCCGAGCCTCCGGCGCCGGCCTCTTCCCCGTCGACCGGCGCCGGAGATTTCGTCTGGCAGATCACGGTGCGGCAGCCCGCCCTGTACCTGGACGATGCGGACTGGCATCAGCAGAACGGTCTGGCCGCCGCCAAGGCCGCGCGGGCTGCCGGGCACACGCCGACCGCTGAGGCCCGCTGCACGGGCACCGCGGCGTCGGAGGACGGCGCTGGGCTGGTCCTCACCTACACCATCCCTACCGAAGGAGCCCAGCGTGGGTAAGCCTCGATCCCTCGTACTGCGCCGTACCCGTGACGGCGACGTCAAGCTCGTCGGCGGGGAGTGGCCCGACGAGCACGTCTTCCCCTTCTCCTGGCTCGGCAGGGAGATCGACGCTGGTCTGGTCGACGTCACCCTCACGATCAACGCCGCTGACGGTCCGGTGGAGTACCGGTTCCAGGGGTTCGACCCGCATCTCGATCAGGACGGGCGGCCGGTGAAGGACAAGAACGGCGACCCGAAGCTGAACTTCACGGCGTGGCGCTGCAAGAAGGTGGGTGCCTGAAATGTCGGATTTCGTCTTCAATAACGCGAAGGGCCGGATCCGTACGTTCGCGGAACTGGCTGGCTCCAACGATGCGCTCATCGTGGTGCCGCTGGAGGCGTCCGGCCTGGAGGCCGACGGCACCCTGAAAGACTACGACGACCTCGCGAGCCTGCTCGCCGGGGCCAGCAACGAGCAGACATCGCTCGGCCGCAAGACCATCACCACGCCGTTGACGGTCACGATCGACGACACCAACGACCGTGTCGACATCGACGCCCCCGACCAGGTGTGGACCGCCACCTCCGGCAATGCTGTGGGTGCGCTGCTGTGGTGCTACGACGGCGACACCACCGCCGGGACGGACGCGAACATCATCCCCGTGTCCAAGCACGACTTCAGCTTCACCCCGGACGGGACGGACGTGACCGCGGTCGTGAACTCCAGCGGACTTCTCCGCGCCCAGTAGCGGCGTGGACCCATGGCCACCCGCACCAACCTGTGCCCGAACCCGGCACTGCACAACAACAACACCGGCTGGGCGGGTGGCTCCACCCCGACACGTACCGACGTCACCGGGCTGGGGTTCGCCCGCCAGTTCGCCGCCCGCTACACCGCCGGCAGTTTCCTCACCAGCCCGGCGGGCGCCGCATCCCCCGGGTTGGCCTACACGGTCAGCGTGTATCTCAGGCCGGAGACGTTCCCGATCAACGGGACGGTCTGGATTGAGTGGCTGAACGGCAGCGGCGGGTCGATCAGCCTTACCAACTCGTCGTTCAGCGCGACCAACGGATCCGTCACGCGGATCTCCCAGACCGGCACCGCACCGTCCGGTACCGCGAGCGTCCGGCTCGTGGTGACCGGCGAGAACTACGCCGCCAACGCCACCAGCTTCACTCAATGCCTGATTGAGCAGTCGTCGTCCCTGGGGTCTTACTTCGATGGGGCGACTCCGGGGGCGTCTTGGACGGGCACCGCCGGCAACTCGGCGTCTACCCTTTCCGACTCCACGTCCGTGGCGCTTGGGCAGGCCACCGGATCGGAGCTTGCGCGGCCGATCACCCCGGCGAAGTCCCGCAGCATGTCGATCGCCGTCACCACGCACACCGGTCAAGTTCTCGCTAGGGCCAAAGCCCGTGGCGTCCTCGCAGCGACCGCCACCGATACCGCCACAGCCATCAGCCGGAGCAGGGCGGCAACGGCGGGGCAGGCCGCAGAGACCGACACCGGTTCGGCGTTCACCCGGGTTCGCGCCGCAGGGTTGGGCCAGCCTGCCGAGGTCGGCAGCGCGCAACTCGTGCAGCCAGTGCGGGTGCTGCCGCTCGTCCAGCAGGTGGAAGCGGACACCGCCATACCCGCGGGGAGGGCGAAGACCACCAGCATTGGGCTGGCGGAGGAGACGAGCACCGGGCAGACGACGACACCCGCTCACGCCGGGCACCTGGGGCAGCCAACGGAGACCGACGACGCGACCGCCGCAGGCCGAGCCACGGCGACCGCCCTCGCGCAGCCGTTCGAGGACGACACCGCTGCCGCGTACGGGGCGGGCAGAGACCTCAGTCTCGGGCAGCCAGCGGAAACCACCACGGCGGGGCAGGTCGCACTCGCGAAGACGCAGACACTGGGCCAGCCGGCCGAGTCGGACACGGCGGTCCTGCTGGGTGGGGCCAAGCAGGGCACCCTTGGTCAGCCGGTGGAGGTGGACGCTGCTGGTGAGGTGGTGTCGAAGGTGGCGGGGACGCTCGGTCAGGCGGCCAGCACGGACGTCGCCGGGGGTGTGGCTGGGGAGAGGCGGCTCCCTTTTGGGGCGGTGGTGGAGGACGCTACGGCGGGCCTGCTGCGGGTGGCGTTGGGGCGGCTGTTGGGGCAGCCGGTCGAGGCCGACACCACGGCTCCCACGGTGGGCGCCAAGGCTGGGGCTCTCGGGCGGGTGGTTGAGGTTGATGCTGCTGCCCCGGTCGGACGATCCACTGTGTACGGGCTGGGTGTCGCGGGCGAGGGGAACGCGGCGGCTGGCCTCGTGCCGGCGAAGACCCGCCTGGTGGGGCGTGTGACGGAGCAGGACGCGGGTCTGCCGTTGGGTGGGGTGGCCCGGCGGGTTGAGTTCGCCCAGGCCGTCGTGGGGGAGATGGCGCTCCTGTTGGGTGCGCGGGTTGCCGGTGAGTTGGGGCAGGCGGTGGAGGACTCCACGGCGCACCGGGCCGGGGTGGGGAAGGGCAGGTTGCTCGCGGTCGCGGTGGAGGCGTCGCGGGTGGGGCGGGTGTTCCGCAAACCCACAGTGGGGGCGGGGTTCGGCGGCGGGGTGTCCCTGGTCGGGTTTGGTGGGTCGGCGAGTGAGGAGGTCTGAGTGGGTACGGTGCGGGTGGCGTTAGACCCTGGGGCGGCGAGGTTCGGGGGGTCGTCGTTCCCCGGGCTGTCGTTGGTGCAGGGGACGAACTTCCCGGTGTTCTCGCTGGCCTACGACGGGTCGTCGACGGAGCGGGCGTACTGGAAGGTGCCGCTGCTGGGGTACGGCAGCGGGAACATCACGTGCACGGTGGAGTGGTACGCCGACACCGCGTCGTCGGGTGGGGTGACGTGGGAGACCGCGCTCGCGGCGATCACCCCGAACACTGATACGCAGGACGTGGAGACCAAGAGCTTTGCGACCGCGAACACCGCGACCGACACCCACCTGGGGACGACGGGGCAGCGGGTCCACACCGTGGACGTCACCATCAGCAACCTGGACAGTGTGACGGCTGGGGACGTGGTGTGGCTGCGGGTGTCCCGCCTCCCATCCGACGCCGGGGACACCATGACGGGTGATGCCATGCTCCTCGGGCTGACCCTCGCCTACTCCGACTCGTAGAGGGGGCTTGGGGTGGCGGTCAGATTCGACGCAGACGGCGAGGACTACAGCCGCGCGTTCAACCTGGGCACCCAGTCCGCCTTCACGGTCTGCTGCTGGATCCGGGCGGCGACGGTCGGGATCGGGCGCAGCACGGTCTGGCACGTTGGGACCACCTCGAACTACTTCACCCTGGTCCAGACCGTGACCGGCACCACCGTGTACTACCAGAGCGGCGTAGTGGTCAGCATGAACCACACGCAGGATGGGAGCTGGCGCTACTTCGGGTTAAGCAAGAACGGCGCTAGCGGCACGCTCGTTACACGCACGTCCAGCTCATCCAGCTACACATCGACCACATGGGCGTCCGGGCCCTCCTCGACCGGGTTCAGCACCTTCCGGATCGGTGAGAGCGCCGCAGGTGCGCAGTGGCTGGACGGCAGCGTCGCCGCATTCAAGGTCCTGGTTGGTGTCACGCTTTCCCAGGCGGAGTTGGAGCTTGAAGGGCTCACATACCTGCCGCAGCGGGTCAGTGGCCTCACCGCCTGGTATCCGCTGACCTCCCCAGACACGGCCGACTACAGCGGGAACGGGAACACCCTGTCGGGCGGCTCTGGGGCAACCACCGAGGACGGGCCGCCGATCAACTGGTCGTTCACCCCGCCTGTGATGTTCTCCCAATCCTCGGTGTCTCTGCCGATCTCGCAGGCGGTGGAGGCGGACACGGCGAATCCGGTCGGTCTGGGCCGGGCGATCAGCATCGGGCAGGCGGCCACCCTGCACACCGGCAGCCCGCTCACGCTCACGCACGCCCGTGCCGTGGCCCAGCCCGCCGAGACGACCACAGCCGCAGCCCTCGCCAAGGCGAGGAACCGCCTGCTCGGGCAGGTCACCACCACGCACACCGCCACCCAGGCCACCCCGGCCAAGGCGGGCCCCCTGAACGCCGCGACCACAGGGGAGACCGGGCAGGCGGTGCAGCCCAACGTCGCCCGCCCCATCACCCAAACCGGTGAGGTCGATACCGGTACCGCGCTGACCCGCACCCACGAACAGTCCCTCGCCACCGCCGTGGAGGCCGACACGGGGCAAACCGTCCAGCCCACTCACACACGGGCGTACGGGCAGGCGACGACGACGGACGCTGCCGCACCCACCGAGGCGGTCAAGACCCTCGCCCTCGCCTCGACAGTGGAGATCAGCACCCCGCAGGCGGTGCGGCCGAACAACACCAGGCCGATCGCTCAGGCCAGCGAGACCGCCACAGCGCAACCCGCCACGCACACCAAGACCAGCACCCTCACTCAGGTCACGGAGGCGGACACCGCGCAACTGCTGACAGGGGTCGGCACGGTCACCCTCACCCAAGCCGCAGAGACCGACGCCGGGCAGCAGGTCACGTTCGCCCGCGCCGTCCTCATCGACCCGGCCACCGAGACCATCACCCCGCACCCGCTGGCGGGGGAGAAGCGAGGCAGCCTCGCGCAGGCCGCTGAGATCGCCGCAGCCACCCCCGCGGACCCGACCAAGGCCCTCGCCCTCACCCAGCCGGTCGAGACCGCCTCAGCCCACACAGGGACCCCCGCCAAGGCGCTCACCCTCACCCAGACCACCGAAACCGGGGCCGCCCTCACACCCACCCCCGTGAAGGCGTACGCCCTTCAGCAGCCCGCAGAGGCCGACACCGGGCAGCCGGTCGCACACACCAAGGCCCGGCAGGTTGGGCAGCCCACCGAGCAGGACACCGCCCAGCAGACCGCCTTGCACCACCACCTCGCCCTCACCCAGACAGGCGAGCAGGACACCGCCACCGTGGCCATCCGCACCCGGGCGGCCCACCTCCATCAGGCAGGCGAGACCGCCACCCCCGGCGCGGCCACACCCACCAAAGCCACTGCCGTACCGCAGGCGATCGAGACCACCACCGCGAGCAGCGTCGACCGAACCGGAGCGAGCACCCTCGCCCTCGCCGTCGAGCAGGACACCACCGCGCCCTTGACGGGGGCCAGCGCCACCCACCTCAACCAGGCGGCGGAGACGGAAACCGCGACCTCAGCCGAACGGCGCAAGACCGCAGGCATCCCGCAAGCCGCTGAAACCACCACAGCGGCCCCCATCGGCCGGACCAGAGCCCGCGGGGTCGCCCAAGCGGTGGAGGCCGACACAGCCGCTCTCGCCGCCGGACGCAAGCACCAGCTCGTCGGGCAGGCCGACGAGCAGGACACGGGACGGCCTGCCGTCCCCGCCAAGACGCGCAGGATGAACCAGCCGCAGGAGACCACCACCGCCGCACATGAGGCGCCGGCCAAGGCAACCCGCCTCACCCAGGCGCAGGAAACCAGCACAGGGGGACAGGCTGTGCCGGCGAAGGGCCGCGCCCTCGCCCAGCCGGTAGAGCTGGCGGTCGCTGGCATCCTCCACCGGGCCAAGCGGCGCGCTCTCACCCAACCCTCCGAGACCAGCGCGGGGACCCTGCTGGTGCTGACCCGCGCCGCCACCCTCGGCCAGCCGACGGACACCAGCACCGCAACCGCAACCGGCGGGGACAAGCGGGGGCTGCTCGCGCTGGCTGCTGAGACCACCACCGCCGGCCGCATGTACCGCAAGGCGAAACCCTGGTCGATCTACAGGGGGGACGCCGACACCCCCGTCTACCAGGGGGCCGCGGCCACGACCAGCTACGGCGGCACCGCCCGCACCTAGGAGGCCGCAATTGGCGCAGCTACTGAAGTTGAGCTTGGTCGAGCGGAACGACGTCACCGTGGAGCTCGCGGCGACCCGCTCCGGTGTGCCCGTGGCGATCGACCCGGGGGCGGACCTGGAGTTGTACCTGAAGACGACGGAGTACCAGGACGATGCGGACGCGATAGTCCTGACCCGCGACGACGGGGAGATCGTCGTCACCAACGACGCGGCTGGGGTGGCGGAGGCGACGATTGACGGCACCCTCATCACGCCCGATTTGACGTTCTGGCGGTACGACCTCATCGACGGCGGCGCCCGCCACACCGTCCTCTACGGCCCCCTTGAGGTGGTGAACGTATGAGCACGTGGACGACACCCGATCAGGCCAGCACCTGGACGCGGACCGCCCTCGACCAGCGGGCGTTAGATGCGGCGTACCCGATCGTTGAGCTGTTCGCCGGCGTCACCGTGGACGCGGTCGACTCGCTCAAGCCGCGGGATGTGCGGCTGCTGCGGTATGCGGAGGCGTACCAGGCGGCGTGGATGGCGTCGCAGACCGATGTCACCGGCCGCATGGACGTGACGCAGGTGGTGCAGGACGGCGTGCAGTACAGCAAGGACGACCCCGACGCGCACGTCCTCGCTCCGTTGGCGAAGCGCTGCATCAACAAGCTGAGCTGGCGGAAAAGCCGGACGTTGCAGCCGCTCACCCCCGACCAGGCCTTCGCCGTCCGTGGCCGGGTCACCCCGGGCACGCTGACCGGCGCTGAGGAGTGGTACGACGACCACCAGGTGTGGGAGCCCCTGCGGTGAGCGCGTTCATCCCCACCACCACCGTCGCCGTCCTCAGGGGGGAGACCACCGACGAGTACGGCGACCCCGCAGACTCCGACACCCCCGTCCGGGGCGGGGTGCCCATCTCCCTCATCGAACGCGACCAGCGGGTGTTCGTCCCCGCCGAGAACCGAACCACCATCGTCCGCTACGTCACCGGCAGGGTCCGCCCCCACGCCGACATCCGCGAGCAAGACCGCTTGCGTGACGAACGCGCCGGGTCGATCTACCTGGTGGAGGCCGTCAGCCGCACCGCATCCGTGGTCGGCGCCGCGGACGTAGTGCTGACCCTCCGGCGGGTCGACTCTTGAACCGGTAGACGGTTCACGGCCCGCAGCCCCGACGTAGAGGGAGGGCGGGCATATGGCGGTCATCGTTGTGATGGCCCCCGGCTGGGAGCTGAAGCTTGAGGCGCACGTGGCCAAGGCCATGGATCGCCTCGCTGATGACATCGCCGCTGATGCCCGCCGATTCGCCCCCGTCGACACCGGGCACCTGAGGTCGTCGATCCGGGTTCACAAGATCGGGCCGACGTCGCGGCGGATCCACGCCCACGCGGACTACGCGGCGTGGGTGGAGCTCGGGACCCGCCCGCACATCATCCGCCCCAACAGCAAGAAGGCGCTGCACTGGCCGACTGCCAGGCATCCGGTGAAGGTGGTCCACCACCCCGGAACCCGCGCGCAGCCTTACTTACGTCCTGCTTTGTTTCTGCGGAGGATCCTGTGAGTTTCCTCCCGCACACCGAGCTCGTGGCCGTCGCCTGGCTCAAGGGCGTCCCGGGAATCCCCGATGGGGCGGTCGGCACCACCCTGCCCGCGGACATTAAGGCGTGGCCGGATGGGTTCCTGCAGATCAGCGTGGTCGGCGGCGGCAAGAACCGGGACGTTCCCCAGCATCAGCCGGTGGTGCAGGTGGACTGCTGGGCCGCAAACCCTTCGGGGGCGAAGCCCCCGTGGGGGAAGGCGAACCAGCTCGCCGAACGGATCTGCCAGCACTGCTATGGCGGGGTGGATGACGCCCTGCCGGTGCAGCGTGTGGTGACCCTGTCGGACGGCTACCAGGCGGCTCGTGTGCAGTCCGCTTTCGTGCTGACGGAACCCCGCCGGATCCCCTCCGATGAGGCCCGGTTCGCCCGCTACAGCCTGGATCTGCAGCTCTTCTGGGTGGCCGTATGAGGTACGCGCTGCGCGGCTCCGTCTCGGGTGAACTGCTCACCTATCAGGGCCGGGTCCTCGTCCACGACAACCGCGGCGAGCTGGAGCACTTGTTCCCCGGCGAGAGGGTCGTCCCCTACACCGGCGACCTCCCCACCCTGCCCGTTGCCGAGCACCCCGACATGGCCCCCGTCCGGTGGCCGCTACGCAAGGAGGACTTCCGGTGAAGGTCCGCACAACCATCGAACCCGGCCGCGAGCTGGACGTATCCGAGGGCGAGTACCTCGACCTCAAGCGGCAGGGACTGCTCCTGCCCAACCCCGCGGATGAGCAGGTCCGCATCGCCACGAACGCGGCAGACCAGCCCGCGTCCAGGGCACCCAAGCAGAAGCCCGCCACCGACACCAGCAAGGAGAGCTAGGCGATGGCTGTCACCACGACCAACCTCACACAGGGCCCGGCGGACATCTACACCGCCCCGTTCGGCGCGACCGAGCCGGCCGACACCGCCATCAACACCGCACCGTCCGCGTCCGCCTGGACGGACATGGGCGGCACGATGGACGGCATCGAGCTGGAGATCACCCAGGAGTACAAGGAGCTCGTCGTCGACCAGATCGTGGACATCCCCGCCCGCCGGATGACCAAGCGTGAGGCGACGCTGAAGACGAAGCTCGCCGAGCCGACGCTGGAGCGTCTGAGCTGGGCGCTGAACGGCGCGACCGGCGGTGTGACGACCGGCAGCGGGTTCGAGTCGCTGGAGCCGGACGACAGCAGCGCGGCGACGCAGCCCACCTACTCGGCGGTGATGCTCGACGGGTACGCCCCCGGCGGGCTGCGACGCCGGATCATCGCCCGGAAGGTCCTCAACGTCGAGGGCGTGAAGTTCGCCTACAAGAAGGAAGACCAGACCGTCTACGAGGTGGGCCTGGCCACGCACTACGTGTCGCCCTCCATCAAGCCCTTCAAGATCGTGGACGAGGTGGACGCCTGATGGCTGCCCCCCGCACCACCACCAAGGGCAAGACCCGCCCCCGCGCGGTCACCGCCGTCCGAGACGAGGGCACCCCGAACATCGTCCGCCTCACCACCACGGCCGCGCCCGCCGAGGTGGAGAAGGTGCCGCTGTTCAGCATCGACGACGTCGAGTACGGCATGCCCGCCCGGATCGGCACGAACATCGCCCTGAAGTACCTGCGCATGGTCCGCACCCAGGGCAGCGACGTCGCCGAAGCCTGGCTGCTCGAAGAGGTCCTCGGCGCTGAGGCGTACGAGGCGCTCATGGAGTACGACCAGCTCACCGTCGACCAGCTCAACCAGGTCATGGCGATCGTCCGGGACCACGTGCTCGGGCAGGCGGAGCAGCAGCGCGCGGGAAACGGCTGACGCGGGTCTCCCAGGTCATCTGGGTCCTCGACTACCTCGACGACCTCGAAGCCGACTTCCTGGTCTTCTACGGGATCGGCCTGGGATGCCCGCTCGCGATTGACGACCTCGACGCGCCGACCTTCTTCCGGTTGGCGCACCGGGTGCCCGCTTACGGAGGGGTGATGGCGGCACGCATGGCAGCAGAGCAGCAGGGCCCCACCGCCCCCACACAAGGGGAGCGGCGTGAGGTGCCCTCGACTCGTGCCGCCCTGGTCGCAGAGATGGGCGACCTGATCGAGGTGGCCCATGCCTGACGGGTTCCGCATAGCAGACGCGTACGTAGAGATCCACGCCCGCGGGCAGGATCGTGTCGGGCGGGAAGTCCGCGACGCGATCCGCGGCGACCGCGACTTCGACACTGCCGGGACTGAGGCTGGCGGCAGGTTCGGCCAGCGGATGGCCGAAGAGGGCGCCGTCAAGTTCGGCGACGACGGTTCGCCATTCGTCGCGGTCGGCCAGCGGATCGGCGACGCTTCCGGGGCAGCCGCAGGTCAGGCGTTTGGGCGGCGGTTCAGCATCGACGCTAATGGCCGCTGGCATGACGAAGAGGGCCGGTTCGTCTCCGAGTCTGAAGCGTTGGGCGAGTCGGTTGGGGACGGGTTCAACCGCGGGCTCGACCGGAAGATGCAAGGTGGTCGGGAGCGTGGGCGGCGCCACGGCAAAGACATCGGCGATGGCGTCTCTGACGGTCTTCTCTCCTCGATGGGTGGAATTGGGGGGCGGCTTCTCGGCGCGTTCTCCGGTCTTGGGTCGGCCCTGACGAAGTCCATGGGGTTGGCGACCCTCGCCGGAGGGATCGCCGCCGTGGGGGGCGCCGCCGCGAGCAGCGCCGGGTACGTGACAGCTCTGGCCGCTGAGCTGTTGCCGGTGAGCGGGTTGCTGGCCGGCCTGCCCGGGTTGCTGATGACCGGCGTCACAGCGCTCGGCGCGTGGAAACTCGCGACCTACGGGGTCGGTTCGGCGATGGCCGCCGTGTGGTCCGGCGACGGCAAAGCCCTCGAAGAAGCGATGGCGAAGCTGACCCCATCCGCCAAAGCATTCGTGGGCGAGTTCGAGAAAGCGTTGCCCGCGTTCAAGTCGTTCCAGGCGGCGGCGCAGGACGCGTTCTTCTTCCAGCTTGAGGGCAGGCTGCAGGTCTGGGCCAGCGCGTTGGGTGGGCTGAAGCCCGCGCTGGCGGACATCGCCGCAGCTCTCGGCGGGATGGTCCGCACGGCGCTCGACTTCTTCTCCGCACAGGAGAGCGTCGTCAAGCTCAACACGATCCTGGAAAACACCCGCGGCCTGCTGGGTGCGGTGTGGCAGGCGCTGCAGCCGCTGCTGCGCGGGTTCCTCGACCTCTCGGTGGTCGGGTCGAACTGGCTGGCGTCCTTCCGGAGCGGACTCACGGACTCTCTGACCACCTTCGGCCAGTGGATGTCCAAGATCTCCGAGTCCGGTCAGGCCATGAAATGGCTGGACGACGCCGTCGACGTGCTGCGGCAGGTGTGGGGCGTCGGCAAGGACCTCTGGGGCATCTTCGACGGGATCTTCAAGGCGGCCCGCGACGCCGGCACCGGGGCCCTCGGGATCCTCGGCACTCTGCTCGACGGCATGAACAAGTGGGTCAACTCGGCGAAGGGCCAGCAGGTCCTGGTAGAGATCTTCCAGTCGCTGCACCGGATCGGCTTGGCGTTGATGCCGGTGTTCGAGGCTCTGGTGGGTGCGGTCGCCGTACTCGCACCCAAGATCGCAGATATTGCAGTGGCGGTCGGTCCGGTCCTTGCTAGCGCGGTCGAGGCGCTCGCGCCTGCCCTGGCCAAGCTTGCGCCGGGGATCATCGCCGTGTTCGACAGTCTCGGCCTGGCCGTACAGAAGCTGGCCGACTCGGGCGCCCTGGACGACATCGCCATGGCCTTGGCGGACATTCTGATCGCGGTGGCTCCTCTGCTGCCCGCCCTTGTCGAACTGGCTGGGCCGATCCTGACGGCCCTCGCCAGCGTGGTCACGAACTATGTGGCGCCCGGCCTGAGCACGCTGGTCGGCTGGATTCAGCAGGCCGTGGACTGGCTGACCGGGAAGGGACTGTCGGAGGACTCGTGGCTGTCGCGGGTGATCATGACGGTCCGGGACAACGCGATGCCGATCTTCCAGCAGATCGGCGACCTGATCAGCAAGATCGTCAGCGACATCATCGTCTGGTTCCAGAACAACCAGGGCACCGTGCAGCAGTGGGGCGACCGGATCATCTCGATCATCAACAACGCCGGTCAGATCATCTCCGGCGCGTTCCAGCTCATCAGCATCGCCTGGGACACCTTCGGCGGCCCACTGCTCGACACCATCGGAACGATGTTCGGGGCCCTTCTCCAGGTCATCGATGGCGCCATGAACTACATCAAGGGAGTCATCAACCTTGCCCTCGGCTTGATCACCGGAGACTGGCAGCGCGCCTGGGACGGGGTCAAGCAAATGTTCTCCGGCACATGGGAAGCCATACGGGGGCTTCTCACCGGAATCCTGGAGCAGCTCAGGATCAGCGTCGGCGGGTGGCTGTCGGACATCGGGGACAAATGGGGCACGATGTGGACCGGGGCGAAGGACCTGCTCACGTCGACCTGGAACACCATTACCGGTGCCGTCTCTAACGCGACGAACGCCATCCAGTCCGGGATCAGCGGCTTCCTGTCCGGGATCTCGTCCAACTGGAACAGCGGCTGGAACTCGATCGGCAACACTCTGTCTAGCACCTGGTCGAACATCAAGAACTGGGTGAACGACGCGATCGGCAACGTCCGCAACAGCATCAACAGCACCCTGTCGGACATCTCCTCCGGCTGGAACCGGGCCTGGGACAGCGTCTCCGACTTTGTGTCGCGGACCTGGTCGAACATCCGCAGTGCGATCGACCGGGCAGTCAGCGACGTTCGGGGCGCGATCAGCAGCGCCCTGTCCAGCGTGCAAGACACCTGGCACCGGGGCTGGGACTCCGTCTCGAACTTCCTCGGAGACGCCTGGAACAACATCCGCAACGGGGTCAGCAACGGCATCAACAGCATGCTCGACGCGGTCCGCGGTATCCCGGGCCGGATTAGGGACGCCATCGGCAACCTGGGAAACATGCTGTACGACTCGGGCCGGTCGCTGATCCAAGGCCTGATCAACGGTTTGTACTCGATGCTGCAGGACGCCTACAACGCCGCATCCGACATCCTTGGCAAGATCCGGTCGCTGTTTCCGTTCTCGCCGGCGAAGGAGGGCCCGTTCAGCGGCAGGGGCTGGGTGGAGTATTCCGGTCAGTCGATCGCGCAGGGCTTGGCCCGGGGCCTGACCTCGGGGGTGGGGGCGGTCCACTCTGCGGCCCAGAGCGTGATCGGCGCCGCCGCCAGCCCGGTCGGTGTGACCCCCGCCGGGTTCGCCGCCTCAGCAATGGCCGCACCCGTTGCTGCCCCTGTTTCCGCGGGTCGGTCGATCACCTTCACCGGTGACATCAACGTCAACGGAGTCCTGGACTTCACTAACCCGACGGCCATGACGAGATCCCTGGTGCTGAGCCTGCGCGAGGCCCTGCGGCAAGTTGAGATGGAGTACGCCTGATGCCGATCGTGTACGGCAGATCCATGGGCCCGGCCGGGGGGACCGGCACCCCACCGAAGGTGGAGATCACCCTGGTCGGGTTGGACGGCACGGTCCGCCCCGGCTGGTCGACGGACGCTGATGAGGAGGTCACGCTGACCACGCGGGTGCAGCCGAACCCGGACGGCACCTGGAGCGTGAACCTCGTCGGCAACGCCCGCATCTACTCCCCGTGGGGCGACACCGTCTACCGCGTGGTGGAGGGCTTCAATGACGACCTCGGCCGCCCGCACGTGTACTACATCGGCGTCCCCGCCACGCTCGGCCCGTACTTCGTCGGGGACATCCGCACCGGCCTGGTCCCCGACCAGCCCATCGAGGAAATCAACGGCGTCATCTCCGTTGAGGGCCGTACCGGTGTGGTCGACCTGTCCGACCTGTATGTGCAGCGGGCCGGGTCCACCATGACCGGCATGCTTGAACTCGAAGCCAGCTCCTTTGCAGGCGTGGTGCTGCAGGCGAGGGCCGCGGGGGACGCCCAGCCTCGGCTGGTGGTGCGGGCGTCGGGGGCGATCTCGCTGGGCTCCGGTAGCGCCGTAGCGGACACCACTCTCTACCGGTCGACCGCGAACACCCTGCGGACGGATGACACGTTCGAGGTCCTCGTCGCTACAGGCACCACCACGGCCCTCAACACGAGGGCGTCGGGGGACACGCAGCCGCGTCTGGTCGTGGACGCCTCCGGCAAACACACCTGGGGCAGTGGGTCCAGCACAGGGGACACCACCTTGTACCGGTCGGGTCTGGACGAGCTCACCACCGACGACTCCCTCGTAGTCGGCACCCGCCTCGCGGTTGGCACGACCGTCGGCTCGGACGTGGTGACCGTCGCCACGACCGGCAGCAACGCGGGCCTGCTGGTGAAGGCCACCGCCACAGGCACCGCGGCCAAGGGTGTGCTCGCCGTCGAGACCTCGGGCGCCTCGAAGCGGGCCTTCGACTACCGCGTCACCGGGGACAGCGTTGCTAGGTTGAGTGTGGACGGGTCGGCCGGCTCCGGCTCCGGCACCATCACCTGGGGCAACGGCACAACGGCGGACGTCAACCTCTACCGCGGCGGCGCGGACATCCTGTCCACGGACGACACCTTCACGTCTGGGGTGGCGGTGCAGGCGCCGACGGTCCGCGGCGGGACCGGCTCGGCGGGCACCCTGACCCTGTCGAGCACGTCGAACGCGACGAAGGGGAAGGTCCTCATCGGGTCGGCGTCGCTCGCATTGGACGAGGCGAACGCCCGGGTCGGTATCGGCACCACCTCCCCGGCCAACCCGTTGCATGTGCAGGGCGCGGCCGGGACGACCTCCCTGGTCGCCCTTGACGCGTCGGGGGACTCCCAGCGCAGGCTCCTCATCGACGCGTCCGGCGCGCACACCTGGGGATCGGGGACCGCGGCGGGGGACACCAACCTGTACCGCGGGGCCGCCGACACCCTGAAGACGGATGACTCGCTGGTCGTGGCCACCCGGGCCACGGTCGGCAGCAGCAGCCTGCAGAGCGCCCAGTTCCACGCTGAGGGCGCCGGGACCAACCAGGTGCTCCTCGCCAAGGCCACAGCAGCAGGAACGGCCACGATCGCTGTGATGGCCGTCGAGACACCAACCACCGGCAAGCGGGCGCTCGACTTCCGCCTGACGGGGGACACCGTGGCCAGGCTTGCCGTGGACGCCTCCGCAAGCTCGTCCGGGACCCTGACGTTCGGCGATGGCACAACGGCCGACACGAACCTCTACAGGCCCGCCGCGGACACGTTGAAGACCGACGACTCCTTCCACGTCGGCGCGACGCTCCGGCACCTCGGATCGAGCCTGGGGTTCTACAACACCTCACCGGTCGCCCGCCCCTCACTCACCTACTCCAGGACCGGAGAACCGACGTCAGTGGCAGCGATCCGAACAGCACTCGCAGCGCTCGGTCTCGTGACCGACTCCACGACAGCGTGACCAGGGAGGACCTGTGACGACCTGGGGCGCCATCCGCATCGGACGCCTGACCCTGCGCGAGACCACCACGGGAGAGGAATCGCTGAACGCCCAGACCGGCGAGCGGGCGCTCAAGCTGACCGGGCAGGAGGCGAGCCCACCGTTGCCGGCCGAAGAACTGCGCGGCCGGCACGACTCCGTCCTTGGGCTGCACGGGGCGCTGGTGCAGGTGACGTTCGACGACAAGACGGGGCTCGACGGGTACTACGGGGTGACCGACGCATCCGCCGTCCTCCGCAACGAGCAGGGCGAGATCCAGACCAGCGACTGGTCGATCAGCCTGAAGCGGTTCGGCGGGCCCGGCGAGGTAGACATCCAGTCCCGGCTGACCGGGATCAAGAGGGCCAACGACTTCAGCCTCACGGGGGAGGCGTGGCACGCCCCCGCCATCGGGCACTACGCCTATTCCGCCGGCGCCACGATTCCCTCGTCCATGACCAGGGCCACGCAGGACGGCACGATCACCGTGTACCGCGGCCTGGCCGCAGGGACGAACCCGCGCTGGGGGTGCACCCCCGCGGACTATCCGATGGGCCGGGCCAGGTTGCTGTCGATGGGGCTGGAACGCACCGGCACCAACCAGCAGCTGGAAGCCTCGGGCTGGGAGCTGACGAACGCCCTGGTCAGGGTCACCCCCTCCACTGCGGGGACGCTGGTTGTGGAGGCGTGGGGCGGCACCGCGTGGGAGGCCAAGGACTGGACCATCTCCGACGGCACCGCGATCACCGCGTGGGACAGCGCGACGCTCGTGCGGAACGACTACGAGCAGGTCATCCTCCGCCTCACCCGGGAGCAGGGCCCGAACGAGACCGGCCGGGTCGTGCTCGACATCGGGCTGCGGCGGGGGTCGCGCCTGGTCGAGTGCTACCTGCAACGCTCAACATCGGCGACCCTGTCGGCGTACCTCACTTCGGGTGAGGCGTATTCGAACACGGCGTCGAGCGGCTACCTCGTGGCGTCGAGCGATGACGACGACGGCAATAAGGCGACCTGCGGCTCTGCGCGGTCGTTCACGGCGCACGCCAACCTCGGCGTCTCCAAGGCGTCTGTGACGGCGCTGGACTTCTACCTCGCCGCCGTGGTCGACGGGAGCAGCGCCGTGTCAGGGGACGCGGCCACCGACCTGCGGAACCAGTACATCGGGGCCCTGCCCGAGCAGACCATGGCGATCCGGAGGTAGTCGCATGCCGGTGACAGAGGTCAAGCAAGCCCTCGGGTCGTTCTCCATCAGCCTGCGGTCGTCGACCCCGCAGGAACTGCTGGACGCCCTCACCTACCTGGGGCACATCGCCGTCATCGAGGGCCGCCTCAACCCGAAGGAGTACGGCGACGAACTGCTGTCATCGGCCCGGTACGTCGGGGTGTACCGGAACAGGGTCAACGACGTCGACAACCGGACGCACAACGTCGACGGCACCTACCGCCTCAACGGCGTCGGCATGGCCTACTGGCTGGGCGACGAGTCAGGTAAGGGTCCCGTCATCGAGTCCACCGCCGTGTTCACTAGCAAGACGTTCGCGCAGGTCATCCGCGGACTGCTGCCGACGAGCGTGGCCGAGGGGACCCTGCACAGCGTGGCCGGGACGTACAGCGGCCGGCACCAGTGGCAAACCCCGCGTAAGGCCATCGACTACGTCTGCACCACGTTCGGCGCCGAGTGGCGGGTCAACGGCGACGCCTCTGTGGATGCGGGGACGATCGACCAGCTGTACCCGCCCCGCACTGAGGCGGCGATGCTGGTCAAACACGGCTACGGCCGGGACCTCACCCTGAACGCCTACCAGGGGAAAATCGACTCCGCCGAGGACGTGGAGGAGTACGCCACACGGGTGGTGATCCTCGCCGAAGGGCAAGGCAGCTCGATCGCGACGGGCGCGGCGAACGCCGTCTCGGTCCCATACAAGGACCTGTTCGGCCACCAGGTCACCCTGACGAAGGTCGTGTCCGAGTCGTCCACCGCTGGCAGCAACGCCACGGTGCGGGCGCAGATCGAACTCAACGCGATCTCCTCCACCCGCCGCAGCATGCGCCTGGCCGCCTCGGATTACGACGTGGCGGGCACTCTGGGCGTGGGGGAGTACGTGTGGGTGTACGACCCCGACACCGGCCTGTACGACATTGCGAACGAGGTCATCTTCCGGGGGCAGCGAATCAACCCCGCCCGCTACCGCTGCGTCGAGATGACCTGGCCCGTCGTGGACGGCATGACCGTGGCGTTCCGGGACCGGGACGGCGTGTGGTGGGACCTCACCGACCACGTGAAGTTCGAAAACCAGGCCGACGTGTCCATCACCATCGGCGAACTCCCCCGCTCGCTGACGGGTGGCGGATCGGAACCGATCGGCCCCCGCCCCAGCGAGGACCTGTCGACGCCGGCCACCCCCGACTGGGATCCGCCGTTCCAGACGCAGTCGTATCAGGACGCGCTTGGGCAGACCCGGGCGAATGTGCTGCTGACCTGGCTCACCCCGTTCAACGACGACGGCAGCACGGTCCTCGACGGGGACCACTACGAGATCCGATACTCCGTGCACCCGGCCACGGACTGGCAACTCGTCTACGCGGCGTGGGACACCAACAGCATCCTCATCCAAGACCTGTCCCCAGGCGCGGACTACGACATCGGGATCCGCGCCGCGGACCGCTACCAGCACTTCTCCCCTTGGTCGGTCACGCAGACCATCACCGTGTCAGCGGACACCCTCGCCCCGTCCACCCCGGCGGCACCCACGGTGGCCGGGTCGCTGATCGCCATTCAGGTGGTGCACGAGCTGGGCAAAGCCAGCGGGGGCACCTACAACCTGGAGCCCGACCTCGACCATTTCGAGGTGCACGTCGGCACGTCGTCGACGTTCACCCCGGACGAGACCACCATCGTGGGGAACCTGCCCGCGAACGCCGGCATGCTGATCGCCGAAGTGCCGGCCGTGGCCACGTTCCCGACCTCGGCGACCACAGCCAGGTATGTGAAGGTCATCGCCGTCGACACCAGCGGGAACAAGTCCACGGCGTCGGATGCCGCGGTGGCCACGGCGGACCTGATCGACGACGCGCACATCAGCAACCTCACCGTGTCCAAGGTGACCGCGGGGACGATCGGAGCGGACTGGATCGTCGGCGCCCGCATCAAAACCGCCAACACCGGCGCCCGTGTCGAGCTCAACAGTGGCGGGATCGGGGCGTGGACGTCAGGCAACGTCCAGACCGTGGCGATCTCCCAGGCCGATGGGTCGTTCCTGCTGCGCTCGGCGGCGACAGGTTCCCGGCTGGAGCTCGACACGACGGGCTTGCGCATCATCAACTCCGCCGGCACGTCGCTGGTGACCTTGTCGACGTCGGGGTCTTTCACCCTGCGCTCCGGCAGCACGGGGGCGCGGGTGGAGTTGGACACCTCGGGCTTGCGTACCTACATGGCGGATGGGTTCCAGACGGTGAACCTCGCAACGAGCGACGGCAGCTTCTACATGAGGTCGGCCGCGACCGGGGCGCGGGTCTCGCTGGACACGACCGGGTTGAAGATCTTCAACGGGAGCGGTGTCACGCTGGTCGACCTCAACGCCTCCGGCAGTTTCACCCTCCGCTCGGGCACCTCCGGGTCGCGGATCGTCATCGACCAGAACGGGTTCGAGGCGTACAACTCCAGCGGTGACAGGACGGTCGACATCAACGCCGTCGATGGCACCGTCACTGTCGTCGGCCGGATCAGCAGCTCGGAGACGGCGCAGAAACGCCTGGTCATCAACCCCGGACCCACGTCGGGGGCGTACGAGCCGGAGATCCGCCTGTACGAGGAGTACGACCTCAACCAATATCACTATTGGACGCAGGACCTGGGTGGTACGCACCAGATGGAAATCGGGTCGGCCATCCAGTCCAACCGCCGCAGCCGGTTGCGCTTCACGTCCAGCGGGTGGGAGATGGGGTTCTGCGACGCCACCCCCGACTGGCAGGGCGGGTACATCACCGCGTTCGGCGCGATCACCATGGGCTACGTCAACGGCGCGAGCATGTACATGGACGGGGTCGGCACCGTCCGCATCCACGGCAAGTGGGGCAACAACACCGACTCGGCGTTCCTCGCTGGAAAGGCCAACGTGTCCGGCACGGGCGGCACGATCTTCTATGGGCTCACCTACAGCGGAAACCCTTACCCCGTGGCTCAGGTCCGCGCGGGTACAAACGGAGGGTTCAGTATGACTAACAACTCGCAGGACAGTTTCTCCTGGGCGTGGACCGGGGCCAGCCTGTCCAGCAGCGTGGATCACATCAACTGGTTCGGGCACCGGGCATGAGCTGGGAAGTCACTGGGCTGGCGGACGACGACCAGGCGCACGACGGGGAGCGGTGGGTCATTGAGTACCAGGTGCCGCCGGAGGTGTCCCACTCGGGTGAGTACTGCGTGAGCATGCCGAAGGACTACGTCAACGACGTGGCGGCGGTGTACGGGTACGACGTGGACGACCCCGACCATCGTGAGGACTTGGTGCGGCACGTCACCTACCTGGCGTACGCACGGGAGACCCTACGCCGGGAGGGCCGCCTGGACGAGGTCCAATTCGACCCGTTCGCGATGCCCGCTGCTGAGGCTCGGGAGCGGGTGCAGGCCGCTTTGCGGGTGTTGGAGGCGGAACGCCCGATCGGGCAGGCGGCGGAGCCGCAGGTGACCACCCGGGCGGCGCAGCGCATGGTGGCTGCTCGGGGCAAGGCAGCGGCAGTGCCGGACATTCACGCGATCCTCCGGGCGGACATGGAGCAGCGGATGGACCGCGACGCGGTGACCGAGCGCGCCCAGAGGGTGGAGCAGGTTCGGATGGAGAAGATGGGGAGGCAGCGGTGAGCGACGGCGAGCAGCGGGAGACGTTCCGGATCGATGTCGGGGCGTACGCGCGGGAGCTGGAGAAGCAGCGGAACGACCTGCTGCATGAGGCGACGCAGTTGCGTGTGGCGGTGGACCAGCTCCTCGGGGAGCGGGAGGAGTTGCGGCGGCAGTTGGCCGAGGTCAAGGGCGAACCCGCCGCCGCATAGAAAGCGCCTCCCACCTGCAAAAGGTGGGAGGCGCTTCCGTGCCGCTTGGGTGGGTCAGTCGTAAAACCCGCGCGCCTGAAGGTCGAGGTAGGTCAGATCGGGGTGAGCGGCGATGTCGGCTGCGTCTCCTTCCGCCGCTGCATGCATGAGGCCAGAGAACGCGCGGGCGGCACCGCTCGCGGCTCTGCCCATTCTGTCGTGAGAATCGCGGCAACGGTTCGCCTCGTCGGCCATACGCCGCATTGACTCGCCCAGGTCTCTCATAGTGCCATTGTCTCGCAGAGCGGTGCCCGCCATCAGCTCAAGTTGGCAGCGAGCTCCCGGTACCGGTCGAGCAGGCCGGACGCGTCCAGCTCCTTGTGCTGGTGGTAGAACGACCAGTGCGACACCACCGCACTATCGACGATGATGTTTGCCCGGCTCGCCTGCTTAGGCCGGTGCACGCTGTGCCAGAACTCCTCCTCCGCCCCCAGATGGCCGGGCGGGTCGAGCACCGTGTAGTCGGAGCCCATGGTGGCGAAGCACGACACGGAGAACTGCTGCCGCTCGGCGAGGGTCACGGTGTGGTGCATGTACAGGTCCTCCACCGTGCCCGCCTCGATCTTCTTCAGCAGCAGCTCATGGAGGCGCACCGCGAACCCGCCGTCCGCCCAGCCGACGGCGTCCATGCAGTACGGGAACTGCACCGACTGCCATCCGTCACCCGAGCAGGGGATACGCCGCTGTTGCTGGAGGTGCCACGACACGACGGCGTTGTTGATGATGATGGGGAACGCGCACAACACCGAGTCGCGCAGCGCCAGCTTCGTCCTTACCAGGTTCTCGATGGCCGCCTCGTGCACGTACACGATGTCATCGTCGAACCTCAGGTAGACCGCCTCAGGGTCCGTGCAGTACAGGTAAAACAGGCCTGTATTGCGCTGCTTTGGGTGCTGGCGGGCGTACCCCTCCGGCCGCTCCAGCACCTTCACCCAGTCGTAGGTGGCGGCGAGCTCGTGCGCGTAGGCCAGGTCATCCTCCTGCCCGCTCGGGTCGCAGTTCGCGTACAGCCACCACTCGTCCACCACCCCCGCAGCGTGGTCCCGCTTCATGTACTCAGCGAGGATGCTCACCGTCCGGCGCCGGCCGTACGGGGTCCAGCAGATCACCGGGTGGGCGTCGATCACATCAAACCCCTTCCATGCAACCGCAGGAGCACGGCGCCCACTGCCGGTGTTCGAACACGTCAGGGTGCTTCGCCATGATCAAGGCTCGGGCCTCGGCATGGCGGTGAAGCCCCTGCTTGTGGAGCTGCTTGTCGCTCATCACGTAGAACAGCAGCGGTTCCCTCACGAGCGCTCCGGACCCGTAGCCCGCTTTGAACGCCCGGATCCAGAAGTCCCAGTCCTCGTTGTAGCCGTACGAACCGGGGAGAGAGACGTCCGTCGCGTAGCCGCCGAGGTCCTGCCACACGCGGGCCCGGATCAGGCCGAACACAATGATCGGGCAGTGCGGGCCGGAGAAGTCCCTCAGCGTCAACGGGAAACGCTTCAACGGCACCTGAACGGCGTTCTCAGCGCCGACCTGCTGGGCGTAGGGCAGCGCCCAGTCGTGGCCTTCCAACGCCACGCTGAGGCGTTCCACGGCGTCGGCCCGCATGTAGTCGTCGGCGTTCATCACCATCACCGCATCGCAGCCGTCATTGATGGCCAGCTCGGCGGCGGCGTTCAGGGCTGTTGGCCACCCGGACCGTTCAGGTAGCCACGTCAGGCCCGCCCACCACTGCGGGTGGTGTTGCAGGAGTTCGAGTGTTCCGTCCGTTGAGGCGTCCACAGCGACATACGCCCTCGCCTGATGAGTCTGCGCTCGCACACTGTCCAGGCACCGCCCGATGGTGTGCACCTCGTTGTACGCAGGGATCGCAACACCGACCTTCACGGCGTCAGCGCCTCCTCCCACAGCGGGGCGATGGCCTCGGTCGTGTGTTGCCGGGCCAGTTCGCGGGCCGCCTGCCCCATTCGCTGGCGCAGGTCGTCGTCGCACAGCTCACGCAGGTAGGCGTCCCACTCGTGGTCCTGCCGCACCAAGAAGCCGGTCTCCCCGTGGCGGACGAAGCGCCGGTACGGCTCGATGTCGGAGGCGACGATGGGGATCCCCAACGCCGCAGCCTCCAACGCCTTCGTCGGCGCCTTGGCCCGGTTGAATGCCGTGCTCCTGTACGGCGCCACCCACACGTCGAAGTCCACCGCCGCGAGGTACGCGTCAGGGTCCGCGATCGGCGGCGTGGACCGCACCCGCGAGTGCTGCAACCTCGCCTGACGGATCGCCTCTCGGGGGAGGCCCAGCGTGTGCACCTCGACATCGGCGCGCCGGTCCAGCAGTCGGCGCAGCGGGCGAACAGCCAGGGACAGCTCCGGGAGGGTGGACGGCGTACCCGCCCAGCCCACGACCAGCCGACCACTCCGGGCGGGCGTGGGCCGGTCGAGCAGGTGGGCGGGGACACCGTTGGGCACCACCCGCACGTCGTCATGAAGCGGGGCCAGGACCTCCGCCAACCGCTCCGAGCAGACGGTGACACGGCACGCTGTGGCGATGTTGTCGCGGATGCGCTGCTGCACCTCAGGCTGTGCGAAGAACCGCCCGTTCGGCGCGGACAGCTCCACACTGAACAGGTCGTCGTCCAGGTCGTACACCAGGAACCGCCCCTGACGCGCCCACTCCTGCCACCTGCCGGTGGGGCCGGGCATGCACGTCCGCTGCGCGAGGACGGTGTCGGCGTCGTCCCAGTCCGCCGTGTACCGCACGTCATGCCCCACCACGTGACCGCGGGCGGCCAAAGACTTGAACGGTTCCAGGATGCGCCACCATGCGCACCCCGCCCGGTCGGCCTGCCAGCCGAAGACCTTCACGCGACCGCCTTACCGAGGTAGCCAGGCAGCCAGTTGCGGGCGTACCACTCCACCGTCACCGCGACCCCCTCATGCAGGGGCGTGAACTGGGCGGCGTCCAGGCCGATCTGCGCCAGCGTGGTGACGTTCGCGGACACCACAGAGTTGGGCACCTCGCCGGGGCGCATCGGCAGGTGCTTGATCTCCACCGGGTCGCGGCCGGTCAGCTTCGCCGCGCAGGCGGCGACCACGCGGGCGATGTCGTTCACCGTCACACTGTCCGCGGGACCCACCTCGATGGGCTTGGCCGGCGCCTTGATGGACGCCCGGGTCTGCTCCAACGCAGCCGTGAACGCCGCGGCGACGTCGGTGACGTACACGCAGTCGCTGATCTGGGTGCCGTCGCCGTACACCTCGATCGGCGTCCCGGTCAGCGCCCGGCAAGCCATCGCGGGCAGCACTTTCCTCACTTTCGAGGAGCCGTACGGGGCGGCCACACTCTGCCTGGGCCCGTAGGCGTTCACTGGGCGCACGATGCTGATGCGCCCGCCGCGGTATGCGTTGAACATGCGGGCGAAGTCCTCCGCCGCCGTCTTGCTGATGGTGTACGACCCGGCGCCGTGCTCCCGCATCCAGTGGTTGCCCACGCCGGCGTACGCGACCGGGAGGCCGTACTGCGCTGCGGCCTCGAAGACGTTCAGCGACCCGAGGATGTTCGTCTCCGCCGAGGGTCGGGGGTTGCCGATTGTCTCCTGCGTCCCCAGCACCGCGGCGAGGTGGATGATGCCGTCCACATGCGCCGCCAACTCCGTGACCGCGGTGGAGTCGCGGACGTCGCCGAGCATCACCGTGATGGCGTCCCGGTCGTACGGGTCCAGGCCGAGCATGATCTGCGGGTCGATGCGGCCCTGGTGGTCGAACACGGTCACCTGATGGCCGCGGGTGACCAGGGCCTCGATGATGTGGCCGCCGATGAAACCGGCGCCGCCGGTCAAGCCAACACGCACAGCAGTTCTCGCTTTCTACGCGCTCAGGCGTCCAGGGTTGAGGTGTTCAGCGGCCAGGGTGAGGAGCTGCCACACGCGGGTGCGGGACAACCCGAAGTCCGCGGCGATCTCCGTGCGGGTGTAGCCGGCCAGGAGCTTGCGGGTGATGTCCGGCAGCCGCGGGTCGACCTGCGCAAGCTGCCGGATGAGGGCTTCGGTGTGGAGCTGGGAGTGGGCGGCGTCGATGGGTGACGCCGGGTCCCGGGGGTCGCGCTGTTCGCTGGGGTGCCAGTCGCCGGGCCTGTTGTCGATGCTGCTGAGGTTGGCCTGGCCGCCGCCCAGGGTTTCGGACAAGGAGATGACGGTGGGGCGTTCCCCCCGTCCGGTGCGCTGCCGCAGCCCGTCGATGAGGCGGTGGCGGATGCGCACGGCGAGGTACCGGTCCAACGCCCACCGGTCGGGGTCATAGCTGAGGAGGGCTTGCCAGAGGGCGAGCATCCCGTCGGAGATGACGTCGTCCCAGTCAGCGGAGCCGGGCTGGACGAGACGCCGGGCGAGGGAGTGGACGAGTGGGGTGTGCCCGGTGATGGCTGAGTCCATCGTCTGGTGGCAGGGGCAGGGCCCGCTCATGGGTGTGTCTTCTGGTGCATGTAGCCCTTCCCCCGGGGCTAGGTGGCGATTACCTCCAAGTATGTCGATTACCTACAAGAAAGACCATTTGAACCGGACCTTTTCTGTAGGCATTCGATAAGACAGCGAGGCAATGCGTGGAGCTCGCCCAGTTGCCGATCGTGCAAGGCGGCGCCGTCGTCGTACTCCTTGCGGTCGGGTGGCTGATCTACACGGGCCGCCTGGTGCCCCGCAGCACCCTGGACGACGTCCGCGCCGACAGGGACGCCAGAGTCAAAGAAGCGAACGAAGACGCCGAAGCCTGGCGGCGTCTATGGGAAACAGAGCACGAGGCGCACGACCTGACACGCCGCGCCTACGCCGAGGAGATACGAGCCGTCCTCCTCGCCAGCACCGAGGGCACCCAGATCGGGGTGACCCTCCTCAAGGAGATCAAAGCGGCGGCAGGGCAGAGTGAGGCGCCATGACCGGAGGGCACGACCGCCGCGACCTGAACCAGGCGGCACGCGAAGCCGAGGCGTCCAGACGCCGCGCAGAAGAGGAGGCACAGCGAGCCAGCGAGTCCGCCAGGCGGGCGTTATCCCTCGCCGCGATCCTTCGCCGGCTGCGTGAGGAGAACGGATTCCAAGCCATATTCGAGGAAGCCTTCGGGGGCAGGCATGGATGAGCTGATGCTGCACATGGCTGGGACTGTCCTGATCCTGGCCTCGGCGGCGCTGGCCACCGCCTGCGTGATCGCGCAGGGAGTGCTGGCCCGCTGGTGGGTTACCGCTGCGGGGCGGCACACGTTCGTGTTCCAGGGCGTGTTCGCCCTGTGTCTGGACTTGTGGGCGCTGCGGCTGATCGTCCCGGAGGGGGACTGGTTCGTCTTCGCCCGTCTGGTGGCGTTCTCTGGTGTGCCTGTCGTTCTGGCGTGGCGTCTGCTGGTCATCGTCCGAACGTGGCGGGGCAGCCGCCGGAAGCGGGCCGAGGGCGGGGAGGGCACGGCCTGATGCGTGCTCTCGTCGTCTAACGGCAGGATGCGCGGTTGTCCCCGGTGCCGCGTGGTGCGGGGTTCGAGTCCCCGCCGAGAGCACCCCAACGAGTGAGCGCCCGTCCTTCCCCCGAGCGGGGAGGGGCGGGCGCTCGTCGTCGTTTTGTCGGTGCTGCCACTTATGCTCGTCGCGGGTCCTGCTCGGTCCCACCGGAAGCGCCGTCCTCAGCGCGAGAGGCGGCGCTTTCCTCATGCCCCCAGTCCCTGCGCCGGCGTTGCGCACGGGCCACGCGGACGAGCAGGTCGTACATGCGGTCGTCGGCGCTTAACGTCATGCCTGCCATGGTGACTCCCCTCGGTGGGGGCCCGCCACCCGGTCCGTAGGATCACCCCCGAACCACCAACCACCCGGGGGACTGATGGCCGACTACGACATCCCAGACGACCTGCTCGCGCTGCAACGCGCCTACGACCAGGCCGACGCCAAGGTGCAGGAGCTATTGGTGGGGGACGAGCACCGCGAGGCGCTCGCAGCGGCCCGGCAGGAACGCCTCGCCGCCGTCGAAGCCCTCCACCGCCACCCGTTCTGGGAGACCGTGGACAACCGCCACTCGGCGGACATGGCACTCAAGAAGGCCGCCAGGGAGAAGTAGCCCCTGCGGAGCCAGGCAGCCTGGTAAGGATGAGGCCATGACCGAAGACCCCGACTACGACGCGTTCGACGACCCGACCCGCGTCGCCTGCCCCGCGAACAACTGTGAGCACGGCGATGTCCGCCTGAGCGAGTACCGAGGCGAAGACGGCGAAAGCCCCGTCGTCCTGGCTGGCGACTGCGACAGTTGCGGTTTCTCATCCGTGCAGTGCCAGGAGTGCGGGGATGTCACCCTCTTCATCGACGGTGACCCGAGGCAGTGCGGCGGCTGCGACGCGGTGTACCAGCACGAACTCGATCGGAAGGGACTGTCGGTGTCGTTCCGGCGCGTCTCCTGACAGCCGCGAGGTCCTGGCAACGCGAAGCGCCCCCATCCCGCGTCGTGCGGGGTGGGGGCGCTTTCGTCGCGTCCCGGCATCTTCAGATCATCATTCTCGACTGTCCTCGGGTAGGAGATAGACCTGGTCCGGTGGCAGCGAGGCGACCTCGCGCGCCCAGTAGTCGCGGAGGTAGTTCCGGTTCGCGCGGACCGTCGCCACGTAGTAGCCGAGTCCGAAGCTGACGATGGCGATGGCGATGATCCATCCGATGCTCATGGTTCCTCAGTTCTCGTAGATCCAGGCGGGCACCAGACCAGACCCGCCGCAGAACGAGCAGTCCCTCCCCATTGTCATCCCGTGTAGACCCAGCCGTTGCCGTCACACGGTCTGCACGGGATGACGATGTAATGACCGTCCTTCACCGCCTGCTGCCCGCCGACGCCTTTGCAGTTCGGGCACTGCTGGACCTGCCTCTTGATCACCTTCACTGTCGTTCTCCTTCTCTCGGTTGATGTTCTGATCTGGTCTTACGCTTGGTGCTTCCTCTTGGCCTGCCGGGGGACTGGCGGGCCCTGATCAGGCGTTACGGAGCTGGTCGCGGATGACGGCGGCGGCCTCAGCGGTCAGGGTGACCTCGAACCGGTCCTCGGAGTCCACCACGTCCTCGGAGCTGTCGAGCGTGGTGAGCTGGTCGGCGAGGGCCAGCACGTCGTCGCGGGAGACGTTGAGCTCCTGAGCGAGGTCCGTGACGGTGATGGTCATCGTGGGCTCCTTGGCAACGCGGTTGACGGGGACGACGGCAGCGATCCTGCGGCCGTTGCGCATGAGGTAGGTGACCTGTCCGGTGAGGTGCGCCCGGTTGGCGATCTCGCCGAGCTGGGTGCGGGCTTCCCGGAGGCCGATCTCGTTCTCACTCACAACCATGAGAGTACACAGTGCCAATGGTGTACACAATAGGAATCATGAAAGAGGTTGGAACTCCAGCACGACACAAGATCGGTACGGCGCATCGATAATCCGCGCTATCGGGGTGTCGCGCGTGTACGAAAACGCTCGGCTGCGGACTCCCGGACACCGGTGTCGGCCATCCTGTGAAGGAGCCCGTACGGAACCCGTGACCGGAATCAACGTCACGCTTTCCCGGCACCAGACGAGTTCTGAGACTCCCGGAGCTCCAACTCGCGGTACACCGTCGCCCTCGATGTCCCCAACGTCTCCGCGATCTCCGCAACCGTGTGCTCCCGCGAGTCGTACATCCGGTACAGGGTGAGCACCTGCCGCTGCGTCAGCGACTTCCGCCGGCCACCGTGACGGCCCCGAGCGCGGGCGGCGGCCAAGCCCGCCTCCGTCCGCTCGATGATGCGGGCCCGCTCGAACTCCGCCAGCGCCGCGAAGATGTGGAACACCAGCTTCCCCGTGGGGGTGCTCGTGTCGATGCCCTCGGTGAGGCTGCGGAAGTGCACCCCGCGCTCGCGGAGCATCTCCACCGTGTCGATGAGGTGCTGCATGGAGCGGCCGAGCCGGTCGAGCTTCCACACGACCAGGGTGTCCCCAGGGCGGATCTGGTCGAGCAGGTTGTCCAGGTCCGGGCGGGCGGTCTTCGCGCCGGACGCGATGTCCCGGAAGACCTTGTAGCAGCCCGCCGCGTCCAGCGCGTCGAGCTGGAGCGCAAGGTCTTGTTCTGGGGTGCTCACCCTGGCGTAGCCGAGCAGGTGGCTCATTGTGCTCCTTCTTGGTCGCGGGAATCGGCATTCTCATAGCCCAGCCGTTCGCCTGCCACAAGCTCGTGAAGTGACTTCACCAACAGGTCTCCAAACGAGGCGTCCCGCCCACCACTAAGCGGACGGGACGCGAACGGGTAGGGGTCACAGGTTCGGCTTGATGTACGTCCGGCCCCGGTTGTAGTGCGGCACCGGGTCGTGGTCGAGCGGCCACATCACGATGTGGTCGGCGCTGACCTCGTTGCCCTTGTCGTCGCGGTAGGTCGTCTCGTGGGGGCAGGTCGGCGGGACGAACCTGACCTCACCCGAACCGGTGACCTCGGCGTAGCAGTCGCACTCGTCGCCGCTCTTGGAGTAGCCGACCTGGCGCAGCTCGTCGTCGGTCAGCTCGCCGACCTCGCGCTCGCGGGCGGGCTGCACCTTGTACGCCTCGGCCTGGGGGACGTGGCGGAACGCGTCGTCCAGCTCGCGGAGGCAGGCGACCATGCGGGTCTGCCACTCGTCGGGCATGGACTGGAGCAGGGTGCGGGGCAGGACCAGGTAGTTGGCGTACGACAGGCTGAAGTAGCTGTGGATGGCCTCGTGCTCGACCTCGGGGTGGGTGACGGTCATGGTGTTCTCCTCTGGGTCTGGGTCAGGTTCAACTAAACGGGCCGAAAGTTGGATGTGCCTCTACTGGGTTCAAGCTGGGTTGGATCTGGGGTGGCGTCCCGCCCACCGCGGCGGACGGGACGCGAACGGGCGGGGGTCAGTCCTCGTAATCGCCGCGACCGAGTTTGTCCGTGATGAGCTCGGCGTGGGCCTCGTACTGGCGGGCGGCCAGGCGGTCCCCGCTCTTCGCCGCTTTCGCGGCCTTGGTCTTGATGTCTCGCAGGATCTGCTGGGCTTCGCTCTTCTTCGGCATCCCGGGCTTGAGCATTTGGTCGTCCTTCATCGGTCTGTGTCTGTCTGCGGATCCGGTTCGGCCTCGCGTGCTCGCTCGCCCCAGCTCTTGACGGTCCGCTCCGCCTCTTCGTGGACCTCGCGGAGTTCGTCCGGGGTGAGGGGGCGGCCAAGCTGCTCCTCGTAGTCGCGGGCCATGCGCTCGGCTACGGTCTTGGCGTGTTCGGCGTCCTTGCGGGGGGATATCCACCCCACGGGGCCTACTTCCAGAAGCTCTCGTCGAGGGTCAGGTGGACGCCGCCCTTGATCTTCTTGGCCTCAATGGTCTTGCCGACCTTGCCGTGGAAGACCGCCTGAGACTTGCCGTCCTTGCTGGTGACGACGACCGGCTTCTTCTTCGACTTGTCCTTGCCCATCTCGGGCTCCTCTCGCTTGTGTGGGTGTGGGGTTGGGGGTGGTGTCCCGCCCCGGGGAAGGTGAGGCGGGACACCAAGGGCCGGGGTCAGCTCTTGCGGCACACCGTCGGGTGCCCGTTCTTGCAGTTGCGAGTGACGGCCGGTACCCCGTCGTCGTCGCGGACGGTTGAGACCTGGTCGCCGCACCTCTGGCAGAGTCCGACGTAGAAGGTGCCGAAGCTGTACGTGCCCATGGCGGGGCTCCTTTCGGGTTGGGGTTGGGCGGGCGGCCCCGGGGCGGGCCGCCCACACGGGGATCAGGCGTCGGCGGGCACCCGGCCGTTCACAGCGGTCTTGAACGCCCCCGCCGGCTTGAACACCGGGACGTCCTTCGCCGCCACCTCGACCGGGTCACCGGTCTGCGGGTTGCGGGCCGTGCGGGCGGGCTTGTGGACCCGCTCGAAGGTGCCGAAGCCGTGCAGGGCCACGGTGTCCCCGGCGGCGGTCGCCGCGACGATCGCGCCGCACATGGTGTTGACGATGTCCAGGGCGGTCGCCTTGGACAGGTTGTGGGCCTCGGCGATGGCGGTGGCGAGCTCGGGCTTGTTCATGGTTTCTCCCTTGTCGGAGTGAGTGGTGGAGCTGACTGCTCCGGACACGCGCCCGGGGATACCGGGCGCGATCCGCAACGGTCAGCGGCCCTTGCGGCGGTCGTCCTGCTCGTCCTTGATGGCCTTGAGAACGACCCGGTCATAGGCCGTGTCCTTGCCGAGCCTCACGCGCTCTTCGCGGTCGTTCCGCTCGCTCTGCAGCCAGGAGTCGTTCCACCTGGCGATGACGCCCCTCTCCTGACGGGTCGTCTTGCCGCTCATCTCGATCTCCTTCTCGTAGGTGGGGGAGCGGTCTGCTCCGGAAGCGCGACCACCGCGGGTGGTCGCGCAACCGCAACGACCGCTCACCGCCTCCCGTGACGCCGGTCGAGCAGCTTGAAGTACGCCTCGCTGCCGAACTCCGGGCACTCGCACGGCGCCTTTGTGCACAGGGCGCACCGCACCTGGGCGAGGTCCTTCTTGCCGGTCGCGTAGTCACCGAGGTCCGGCGACCACTTCACGCTGTTCTTCGCCATGTCGATCTCCTTCGTCGTCGCGGGGACTACCACCAGGACCGGACGTTCTTCTCCGTCGCCTTGATCGCCTTGTCTGCGGCGGCCTCGCTGCCCTTCAACCGCGCCAGCTCCTGCCGGGCCCGCGCGCGATCCGCGCGGGTGTTGCCGCTGTTGATCGCGTCCATGGCCAGGCGCTGCTCCCGGTTGGCGCTGCGGGCCTGGCCCTTCGCCTTCGCCAGCTCGGCGTCGCTCATCCTGCTGCTGAAAAGCCCCATGATGGGTGTGCTCCTTCGTTGGGTTGAGGGGGTGGCGTCCCGTCCGCCTGGCCGCGGGCGGGACGCACAAGAGTTGGGTTGAGGTGGGTCAGCGAATCGCTAGAGCTTGCGGACCGTCAGCTCGACACCGGCCTTCCGCGCTTCCTCCTGCCGCCGCTTGAGGTCGGCCTTGCCGTGGACCATGATCGGTCCGCTGGTGAGCGCCTCCGTTGGGCTTTTCGTCTTCCCGCGGTCGGAGGCGATGTCGACGATGTACTTGTCGTCGTCCTTGCTGAACAGACCCATCAGGGGTTCCTCCTTCGTTGTCAGTTCTCGGTCTGCTGGGTGCCGCCCTGCGGCGGCTCGTGGTGGCGGGGGTGCTGGCAGTTGCGGGTCTCGCACACCACGCACATCTCCGGGTCGTTAATCAGGCCCATCACGGGGCTCCTTCCTGGGTCAGGCTCCGCCGGTCCGGCCGAGCACGTACGCGCCGAACCGGATCTTCCGGCCGGTGCCCTTGCATGACCGGCAGTCGCCCCATGCGCCTTTGAAGGTGGTGGACAGGCTCCGGCCGGACCCCTCGCACGCCTTGCACACGCGGTAGGGGTGGAACCAGCAAGAGATCAAATAGACGGCGGTGAAGATCGCTCCGACGGCGATCAGCTCAAGCACTGAAACTCTCCTTCGGTCGCGCTCACCTGCTGTCTTTGAATTGCGGACTCCAGGTCGAGGCGCTTCACGCCCTTCCGGACGACGCCGCCGCGCTTCCCGTCGACCGACGGAACCTTGAATGCGCGCACCTCGGCGCTCAGCGCCTCCTGGGTGATGCCGCCGTACTCGTTCGGGATGGCCTCCGACAAGCGATCGGCGAGAAGATGCCACGGCAGGTGTCTCTCGCCGTCCCGGAACATCTGGCGGACATCGGTGAGGATGTGCGTCCGAGTTGTCCTGCCACGCGCGGCGGCCTGAGCGTCGCGGTGCGCCCGGTTGATGATGTCCTGGACCGCAGGGTTGGTCTCTTCTGCGGCAGCGGCCACCGAGCGGACGAACCCGACGAGCGGCTCGTCGAACAGGAACCACTCACCATCGAACCGGAGCTTCGCGAAGGTCTGGTGGATCGCCCGCTCTACCGGCCGGCCGCCCGGCATCACAGCCAACAGATTGACCGGCGACACGGTCATCCCGGGGATCGCACTGTCACCCCGGTTCAAGCTTGCGATGCGCGACCTTAGGTCGCTTGTCGTGCCGATCTTTACGAAGCCGTGCCGCTCCACGAAGTACGTCACCTGACGCCGCAGGTCCTCAGTAACCGCGTCCAGTGCCCGGTGGAGGTCTCCGGCCTGGACTCCCGCCTCAACGAAAGCGGCGAGAACGTCCTTCAGGGTGCTCAATCTTGACTCCAATCGAGGGTTGTGGCCTTGCCGGGGGTTGTGCCGCCGCAACCTGGCGGCACAACCGGTCTGATCTGCTGAAACACGCAGAGGTTGCGGGTTGTGGCAGCCCCCGGGAAACGGCTTCAGAGGGCCTGAATCCGGGGTTCCGAGGTGTTCGCCGGTCGCTACCCACGGCCTAGCTCCCGCTGCTCCAGAGCGGCACCGATGGCGACCCGCTTGCAGCCCTGCAGGGTGCTGCCGTTCGCCTTCACGGCCTCCGACGGGACGCCAAGCCCGCGCAGCAGCGCGGACAGCGATTCCTTGGTCAGGTCGCCGTAGACCTCCGGGCGGAACTCGGTGAGCAAGTCCACGAGGTGCTGCCACTGCATCCCGGCGCGTTCCGCAGGCCAGACCCGCTGAACGTCAATGAGCACGTCCAGACGGGGGGTCTCTTCGTCGTCCCCGCCGGGGATGACCCCGCCGCGGAGCTGAATCGCCCGCTTGAGGATCTTCTTGCCTGTGGCCTCGTCGGGGAACTGCGAGCGCACCGCGATCGGCGTTTCCAGGCCGGTCACCATCGCCCACCCGGCGTCCAGGCCAGGCCGGTACGACGTGGCCGTGACCCCCCGCCTGTATGAGCCGGTGCCCAGGATCATGTCGTTTGCGATGTGGTCCTGAACGGCCAGGCAGGCGCGCATGGTGACACACCGGGTGATGATCGGCGGAACCGACTTGGCGTCGGGGATCTGCGTCGCCAAGATGACGATCAGCCCAAGCGCCCGACCCCGCTTGATGAGCCGCTCGGCAGCGGTGGCTACATCCGGATCCACCAGCAGCTCATGCGCCTCGTCGATCAGGATCACCACGGGGTGCAGGCCGGATCCGGGTTCGGCGGCGAGCTCCGGGGTGACCTTGCCCTCGGGGGCGCGGCCCTGCTCGCGGAACTTCTTGATCCGCTTGCCGCGGCGCTCCGCCTCGGCGAGCCCCCAGGCGATGATCCGGGCGCCACCTTCCAACGCTTCGTCGTCGACACCGCAGTAGTAGTCGCTGCACAGCGGCTCGAAGTCGCCGAAGTCGGCGGTGCCCTTGAACTCGGCAATCTTGAACTCGACCGTCGGGTCGAGAGCGGCGGCCAGTGCCAGCGCCCGCGCGAAGTACGACTTACCCGACCCTGGGACGCCTCCGATCAGCCAGTTCCGGGCGAACAGCGGCGCGGACACGGGCCGCTGTCGCTGGTCAGCGCCGAACTCGGCGGGCTCGAACACGCTGGTCCGGGCGCCGTCCTGCGCGAGCGACCACTTCGGCGGGCGCATCTTCGACGCGGGCTGGTAGCCCACCCAGAGGTCAAGCTGGCCGGCGTGGTCGGGGCCTGCGGTGGTCCACACCTGGTCGACGGGGAGGCGCAGAGCGCTGGAGAGCTTGCCCCGCTTCTCGCACACGTCCACTGCCTCCACGCCGGGGGGCAGGTTGACCCGGGCGAGCTGGCCGGGCCCGTCGCGGTGGATCTCCGTGGGGAAGCTGATCCGCTTCGGGTCCTTCAGGCCGGAGACGCCGATGGAGCACAGCGCCTCGCGGACCCGCTCGGCGGTGAGGCGCTCGTACCGCTGCAGTACCACGGCTGTGCTGGTGAGGGGCTTGTCCGCGGGCCGCCCGTGCCGTGCGAGCAGCAGCGCCGTTAGAGCGCCGAGGCCGGCCAGGGCGGGACTGGGAAGCGTCGCGTACGCGGCGACCCCGGTGCCGAGGACCGCGGCAGCACCGCCTCCCACGATGGGCAGGCGCCGCTTGACCCGGTTGTTCCGCTCGTTCACCAGCCGCAGGTACGCGTCGACGTTGCCGCCGGGGCGGGCCTCCGACTTCCGGAGGGGTGCCTGCTCGGCGTCGAACGTCCACCGCCAGGCCGCGGCGATGATGCGGGCCGCTCCGACGGGCGCCCACCGCAGGACCTTCAGCGCGTACAGGGGGGAGTACGCGGCGTGGAAGCGAGTGCGGTACCAGGTGCGGTCCGCCCAGTGCTTGGCCGCGGTCTCGAAGTCCGTACGGGTGCGGGCCCATGCGGGGACGATCGGCCGGCGGGCGATTTCCGCCTTGCCGGTGAGGGTGACGCGGGGGTCTTCGGGCAGGTCAACGGGGCGCCCGGTGATGATCTCGCCGGGTTCGGTGACTCGCTCGGCGTCGTAGTCGGGGTCGAAGTCCGCGGGGTTGGTGAGGCTGTCCCGCTTGGCCGGCAGGGCGAAGTCGTCGTCCTCGGGGAGGAGTTCCACATTCGGGCGCCCCTCGCCGGCGTCCGGTCCACCGGGAATCACGATGGTCATCTAGGCCTCCCCTCGGGCGCCGGCCGTCTCCACCCACTGGGCGGCCAGTGAGACGATCTGCGCGACGAGTACGACGGTCTGCACGATGAGGTGGCACACCTCGACGAGCAGGCGCAGCGCGAAGACTGTGGTGGTGCGGGCGGCGGGGCCGACCGAACCCCATCCGCCGGTGCGGGTGGTCGCGGCCCGGATACCGGCCCGACTGGTGCGGGTGATGCACACCGCGAGCAGGGCGGCCAGGAGCAGGAGCGTGAGCATCACCGGTCCTCCTTCCAGAACTCACGCCAGGCGCTGCGCAGAGCGCGGGTGCGGGCGAAGCGCCGGACCCAGATCCAGGCGTAGAAGGCGAGGACAGCGAGCGCCGAGCAGGCAGCCCAGGTCGGGCCGTCCGTGCTCGCGACGAGCGAGTAGTCGATGATCGTGACGACGGCGACTAGGGTCACTTCGCTGATGAGCCTGGTGAGCGGGGACATCACGACACCTCCTTGCGGTTCGAGCGGTTCTTCCAGGCCGCGTCCCAGGCGGCGTTGAACTTCTTACGGAAGGCGCGGCGGCGCTTCCAGGAGGCGTACGCCCGCTGTACGGCGACGATGACGGGGTGGATGTGGCGGTAGTAGGCGATGAGGATCGCCAAGCCGAGGAGAAGCCCGACGCCGAGGGCGACAGCGGCCTCCCGGAGGAGGGTCACGAGCGTGTCGAGTACGGCGGACATCACGACACCTCCGTCGCGGTCTCAGGGTGGGAGCGGGAGCCGTTCACAGCGGTGACGGACTCCGTGAGGGGCTTGCGCGGCGCGGTGACCGTGCCGTCGTCGTGGAACTCGTAGCCCTGGGCCGCCATCCGCTCCTGCACCGCACGCACACGGTTGCCGCCCCAGGTTTCACTGCGGTCGTACCGGTCGCCGACCTCCCGGTAAGAGGGGCGCCGGCCTACGCCGTTCCTGCCGCGGCACCTTGCACGGATCCATTCCTCTGCGGCGCGATTGACCTGCTCAGTGGGGGTGCGGCGGTTGCCGGTCTCCTCACGATCGTCCTCACGCTCTTCCTCGTCGGCCGGGTGGTTCGGCGTGTGGGAGTCGGTGAGGGGAGTCGTGAGGGTGGACAGGGGGTCAGGGCCGGCGTCGGCCCGCACGGTGTCCAGCTTCGGCAGCGGCTTGAGCGGTGCCAGCGTGGGCACGGCCTCGGGTGAGGCTGCGCGTCGCCCGTTGATGAAGTCGTGGCCGAACGCGAGCATCTTCACGGCGGTGCGGTCGATGGCACGCTGGGTGGCTGCGGCGCCGTCCCACGAGCGGAGCTGCTCGATGGCCTTCTCGCCTTCCGGGTCGGCCGGCGCGGGGTCAAGCGAGGGGCGTCCGACGATCTGCCCGCCGACGATGGACAGGCGACCGTCCTTCGCCGCCTTACGGTCGGCCTTCGACTGGTAGCGCGTGACCTTCCGGCCGAGGCGGCGGTCCCGGCGGGGCGCGTCAGGCCCGACGCCGTACCGATCCACCCAGGCCGCGGCCCAGGCGTCCTCGATCGTGCAGTCCTCGCCGCGGGCGGCCCGGATGGACGCGGCTTGCCAGGACAGGCGGGGGTAGCGCAGGCGGCGCCAGGCGGCGCGGCGGATCTCCGTCAGGGAGCGGCGGGAGGCGGTGTGCTGGGTCAGGCCGACGGTCAGCTCCCACAGGCCGATCCCGAGGAGACTCGCCAGGGCCAGGGCCACGCCGGTCTGCTGGGCGTCGCGGGTGGCCTGCTCGATGAGCTGCTGCGGGGCGTTCGCCGGCAGACCCTTCGGGGCGCTGCCGTGCCAGAAGTTCATGGTCGCGGCCACCGCGGCGAGGGCCCAGGTCGCGACCCGGTAGCGGACGGTGGGCAGGTGCTGGGTGATGGCCCGGTGGGTGAGGTAGGCGAGGTACCAGACGGCGCCTTCGAGGGCGATCGGCAGGGCGGGGGACAGTGCCCCGAGGTGCATGATCTGCTCGGCGAACTGGTACTGGCCGTTCCAGGCGATGGCGATGGGGGAGCCCATGGCGACGCCGCCGACGAGGAACGGAACCCGCTGCACGGTGGCGGTGCGGAGCGCTCCGGCGCCGCGGCGGATCGCCGCACGGCGGGCGGCACGTGTCTGCTCGCGCTGGCGGCGGCGGTTCTCCCGCTGGGCCGTGCGGCTACGCGCACGCTCCTCGCGGGCCCGCCGCTCCTGCTGGACGCGGTCGGTTTCCATCTGGCGGCGCTCACGCTCAAGGCGGAGCGTGGTCTCTACCCGAAGCGCCTCCGCCTGAGCGCGGCGGGCGTCGGCCTCGGCCTCAGCCATCGTCCGCTCTGCGCGGTGGTCGTAGTAGGTCGTCATCACGCCACCGCCTCGGCGAGCAGGTCGTCGAAGATATCCGCGGCGGCGTCACGGCGGGCCCGCAGGTCCGTCACGGTCTCACCGGGAAGGATCACCGCGTGCAGGTCGGGGATCATGTGGTGCAGGGCGTAGGCCAGGGGGCGGACGTCGAGCGCCGGCCGCTGGTCGGTGTCGGTCATCGGTTCACTCCTGGTCAAAGTTGGGTCGGGCGTTACGCGTCCGCACCGGGGATCGAACCCGGGAAGCCGCCGACCGGCCGGACTAGGTGGAACATGTGGTGCTTGGTGCTGGTCACTTGACGACGGCGCTCACGAACGTCGCCGCGCGCTCCGCACCGGTCTGCACCGTGCCGACCGCGCCACGCACGGCGTCGGCGGCGTGGGTCGGGCGGGTGAACAGGTAGAACGCGGCGAACGCGATGGCCGCCCACTTGATCCAGCGCATGTACTGCATCTCGGTCTCCTTCTCGGTGGTCAGGTGTTGTGATGGGGGTGGTTCTCGGGCCTGGGATCCGGGACCCCGGCCCGGGAACCGTCAGCGGGGGTCGGGCTTGGGCATGGCCCGGCACTTCTCGGCGTGGGACTGCGCCCACTCGCGGGCCTGCTGCTCGGCCGACTCCCGGTCCTGGTACTCGCGGTACGACCCGTCGAAGTGGGCGCCCGTGGATCTCGTCCAGTCGATGCACCGGTACTTCGGGCAGCCACCGCAATTGGCGACGGTGCACACGCCGGGTTCGTCCTCCGTGACGTCAACGGCCGCGCCGCCGACGGTGAGGTAGCGGGCGATAACGCCCTCCGGCCAGGTCGTGCTCTGCGTGCTGGTCATCGGGTCCTCCTCGGGATGCGGGCGCCGCGGCAGATGTGGCCGCCGCTGGACTCTGCGCTGCACTCAGGGCATACGGTGATGGGCTTGGGCTGCGGGCGCTCGTTGGCCTGCGGCTGCGGGTCGGTGGCGATCTTCACTGGACCTCACCCCGCATGCCGAGGCGGACGCCCCGGTACAGGCCGACGGCCACGAGCGCGATCAGCAGCGACGGGAGAGGCGGGAGGAACAGCGACAGGACGAGGGCGGCCACGGCTATGGCGGCCAAGTGGATCAGGAAGTCCAGCAGCGCCACGACGAACGGGAACGCGAGGGCCAGGAGAACGCGGGCGAGGCGCTTCATCGGGTCACCGCCGGGCGCTCGGTCGGGAGGTCAGCGGCGTACACGCTGCTGCCGGTCTCGGGGCACCACCAGAGGACAGGGCCACCAGCGAGGGGCAGGCTGTGGCAGGAGCAGGTGTGCTTCACGACGCCGCCCCCCACTCCTCGGGCAGGTCCATCGCGACCTCACGGCACACCGCGAACACGTTGAACTCGGGGGTGCGGAGCCAGGCCAGGACGGCGAACTCCTCGGACTCTTCGAGGTTGTTGAGGAACTCGGCGACGATCGCGCGCGGGGTGGCGTCCTCCGTGAGGACAAGCGTCTCCGTACGGAAAGCGCGGACGTTAGGCTGGAGCATGCAGATCGGTCCTCCTGATTAGGCCGGGTGGATCACCGAGGGCTCGTCCTGGTGCGTCATCACCGGGGCGAGCCCGTTGCGCTTCACGGGGTCGGCGGGTTCGGTGTCGTCGGCGAGCATCGCCTCGACCTCTGCGCCCTTGAGTCGGTACTGGCCGCCGGGGGTCCGGGTGGCCTTGATCCGTCCAGCGCGGATCCAGTTGCCGAGCGTCTTGGTCGTGACGCCGTAGAACTTGGCGACCTCGGACGGCTTGAGAAGGCGCTCGCGGAGGGCTTCGCGCTCCAACGGATCAGTGATCACCTCAGCCTCCAAAACGGACAAGTAGGGAAGTCGCGGTAATCCAGGTCTCTGGAGCCGCACACAAGGAACTCTACTGCTGTTCGCGAAGAGTGGCAATGCTGTGGGTGTAGCTGACCAGTATCAAAACCCTTGCCGCACCCCGGATAGAGTGGATAACCCGGCCTAGAGGATCAAGGAGCACCATGCCCGACGCCCGATCCGCCCACCTGCGCATCGCAGCCGACCTGCGAGCGCAGATCATGGCGGGAACACTCAACCCAGGCGAGAAGCTCCCATCAACGGCCCAGCTCATAACGCGCTACTCGGCCGCCAACGCCACCATCCAGGCAGCCGTTGGAGTGCTCAAGGAAGAGGGCTTCCTGCGCAGCGAGCACGGTGTCGGCGTCTTCGTCAGAGACCGCCACGTCTTCGCGATCGACCCATCCGCCTACTACGACCCAGCCACACGCGGGGTGACCTACAAGATGCTCGACGTCCGCGAGGTCGAGCCGCCGGCCGACGTCGCCGCAGCCCTTGGGGAGGACAGGGCGGCCCTTCGTCATCGCCGCACTGACCGGGGAAGCGATGCCGTTGAGCTGTCCTGGTCGTACTACCCGTTGAGTCTTGTCGCTGGGACGCCCCTCACTGGGCGGGCGAAGATCCCAGGCGGAGCCCCCAGAGTGTTGACCGAACTCGGGTACCCGGAGCTGAGCTTCTCCGACCGGGTCACTGCTCGCATGCCGACCACGGAAGAGGTCGAAGGTCTTGACGTACCGCCGAACGTGCCGGTTCTCCGGCAGTTCCGCACGGTCTACTCGCATGACCGCCGACCTGTTGAAGTGAGCATTATCGTGAAGCCCGCACACCTGTACGAGTTGCACTACGAGCGGGACATCCCCTCGGAGTAGCCTCTAAACGATGAAGCCCCGGCGACGGAGGCAACCGTCCCGGGGCATGGCCAACCCTGCACGAGAGGATTGACATGCACGAACTTACCATTCAGCCGTCGGAAGGATCCGGACCGTCCTCCATCGATGCCGAGGCGGGCGGGGTCCAGGAGTACGTCTATCTCATCGGGTGCGCCGAGAGCGCCCTGGTTAAGATCGGCCGATCAGAGGACGTGAGCAGACGGCGCACCGAGATCCAGCGCATGTCGCCGGTACCGCTCACGGTTCTGTGGAGTCATCCGGGTGGCGCGGAACTGGAAACGCGCCTGCACCGATGCTTCGGTCATCTCCGCTCCCACGGCGAGTGGTTCCACTTCGGCGAAGAGGACCCGATTGCCTGCGTCCAGAAGGTCGTTGAGACAGGAACTTGGTCGCCTCCAACGCAGACGGGCGACCTTGCGCATATCCGTGCCGACTCGTGGTGGGAGTACGTCGAGCACGTGACTAACAGGGCTACCCAGGCGGCCATCGCAAACGCGACTGGCGTGGACAAGGTCACCGTGTGGCGCTGGCGAGCCGAACGGGCAACTCCCAAGCCAGAGGTCGCGATTCGCTTGGCGCGGGCCTACGGGCGCCCCGTGCTCGAAGCCCTCGCCGCATCCGGAGCCATCACGTACGAGGAGGCAAGTGTTACCGAGGTCGTTGTGGAGAGAGGCATCTCCGATATCGGGGATGAGGATCTCCTCGCCGAGATGCGACGGCGAGTAGCAGGCGTCGCCCAGTAGCCTGCACATGAACGCCCCCGCGCCCTGGGGAAGGGGCCGCGGGGGCGTTCTCTATTTCGGCCCCCACTGGTGGGAGACCTCACCGCTGCGGTTGCAGCGGGGACAGGGCCGGTACTGGCGGCTCCAGAACGTCGCCCGCAACACCCCAGTGCCCTTGCATTTGCGGCATGTGGACAGGTAGTTGCGGACGTAGTCCACGGCCAGCCACGTCGTGAGCCCGCCCAGGACGAGGATGAACAGCGTGCCACCGCTCACGGTGCCTCCACGGGGGTGTTAGCGGGCGCGGCCCTTGAGGATGCGGTCCCACAGGTCACGGCCGTCGGCGTACGACATGGGGTGGTTCACCGCTGACCCGCGGTCTGTGACGCGCCGGATCTGGGTCCGCCCACCGCCGATCAGCAGGTAGTACACGGGTTTGCACTGCTGGCAGGTCCACAGCAGCTCGCGGGCGCGGGACATGGCGCATGACGGGGGCAGCCACTCCACGGCGTCGCATTCGGGCTGCGCGGGCGGCAGGTGTGGGCCGTGGCCGGCGTGCCCTGTGGAGGCGTGCAGGTGGGTCAC